ATGGACCGCACGCCGGACGAGATCGAGGACTCCCTGTCGATACCGGAGGAGGTCGTCCAGCCAGCGGTCGCGAAGATGCAGGCCCAGGATGCCGAGCGCGGCGACTGGCCCAGTCCCCGCGAGACGCGGATGCCCGAGCAGCCGTGGCCCGCACCCGACGATCCGATGCTGCGGTTCCTGCTGCACAAGGCGAAGGCGTCGATCGACGCCGGCATGGACGTCGGTATCGCGATGGTTCAGCTCGCGACCCACGCGTGGTTCGAGGGCGGGATCGAGAACTACGATCGGGGGGTCCGGGACGGCCGGAGGCCGCGTTCGGTCTGAGCGATTCGGCCTAGTCCATCGCCGTAGCGATCCACTGGGCGCAGGCAGGCATCAGTCCGTGGCCTCGCCGGGGATGACGGTGATGTGGATCTCGAGCCAGCCCTCGGGCCGCTGGGCGTCGAGCTGGGCGGTAGCCTGCTCCCAGGTGGGTGCGTCGGTGTAGATGTCGCGGCGGTCGCCGGTGTCCGGGTCGGGCCGGATCGTGGAGTGCAGCCTCACGCGGCGCAGCCTACGGCGGTACGCCGACCGGCCGATCAGGCGCGGTGGCGTGCGGTGAACGCGCGGGCGGCGGCGTAGCGCTCGACGTCGGCGCGGCGGAGCCACCAGGAGCGGCCGTGGCGGACGGCGGGGAGTCGGTCGTGGGCGGCGAGGCGCCGGATGTACTGGGGTGTCCAGCCGAGCACGAGGCCGGTGGTGGTGGCGTCGAGCCAGACGGTGGTGTCGTCTGGTGGACGGTCGGGCATGTGGATCGGATGCCCCCGATTGGGCGTGACGAAACCGCTCGGCGGGCGTCAGCGCTCGAGTGGCATGACGTAGAGCTTGATCCAGCCGTCGGGGGTCTGGGCGTCGACCTGCGCGACGCAGTCGTCGTAGGAGCTGCCCTCGACCTCGATCGTGTGCTTCTGCTCGCCGTCGACGTCGGTCTTGGGCCGGATCATGCTACGCAGCTTCACGGGTCGCAGCCTATGTCCGGGGCGGTCTAGACGAAGGTGGCGACTTCAGACCTTCCCCTTCCCGTGTCCGGTTTTAGGACATACAGTGTGTGTCACGAGGTCAGGGCACAGGCCCAGACCGAGACCCGTAGGGGAACGATCATGATCACCATCGCCGACCTGGCCGCCGAGCTGGACAGCAACGACACCGGTGCCACCGCGAACGCCATCTGTGGTTTCCTGGGGCACCTGCCCGCCCTCACCCCGGACACCGTCCTGGATGCCGACGACGAGGCCATCGTCCGCGAGACGTTCGGTGCCTGAGCACCCGAGCGTGACCCGGGAGCCCTCGCCCGTCACGGGCGAGGGCTTCGGCTCGTTGAGCGAGGCCCTGACCGATGCGGAGTTCCGGATCGCGCGGGAGGACCTCGGGCTCACGATGGAGCACGTCGCGGCCCGGCTCGGTGTCGCCGAGCGCACCGTGCGGCGGTGGGAGGCGGGAACGAGCCGGATCCCGGCCGGCGTGGCCGAGCAGGTCGGGGACTTGACCGACCAGGCGGACGCGCAGGTCGACGCCTGGGCGACGCGGCTGCTCGACGTGGCGGAGCCGGTGCTGGTGATCCCCCGGGAGGGCGAGCGGGACGGGTGGCCGGCGAGCTGGTGGCGCGCGCTCGCGGCCCGGATCGTCGAGCGGGTCGACGGTCTGCGCGTGGTGTACGCCGACGAGTCGTGAGCGCGGCCGAGGACGGGGAGAGCAAGCAAGACCGCCCCGCGCTGGTCTCGTTGCGTCAGGCCGCGGAGTTGACCGGCCACACCGATGGCGCGTTCCGGGTCTCGATGCGGGCGCACCCGGACCGATGGCCCAAGCCGGTGACCCGCCAGCGCGTCGACGGCGCGAAGAAGCCCTCGTTCCTCTACGACCGCGCCGAGCTGCTCGCGGCGGCGGCCCAGGTGCTGGGGCCGCCGCGGGACCGGAGGCCGCGGTGGAGCGAGGAGGAGCTGCGCCTGGTGCGGGATCTGCGGCTCTCGGTCGAGCAGGTCGCGCTCCGGCTCCCAGGCCGCAGCGAGCGCGCGGTGGGGAACCTGCGGTCGCGTCTGGGCGTGCGGGGCGCGCGGAGGAAGGACGCGGCGGCGCCCGCTGCCCCGACCGTGCGGCCGCGGCGGGCGAGCCTCGAGCGGGCTGCGTGGGTGATCGTCCGGGCACAAGCGGGAGTCCCTCGGGGCGAGATCGCCAGCGAGTTCGGGATCAGCCGGTCGCGGGTCTCCCAGATCGTTGCCGGTGGGCGGCCGGTGCTGGTGACCCGTGCCGAGGCGGCGGCCGAGCTCGGCTACTCGGTCTCGTCGCTGGCGACGCTGATGAATCGACACCCCGAGCGGTGGCCCACGCCGGTCGCGCACCGGCCGGCCGGCAACGGCCGCGGCCGGGTCTACCTGTGGGTCCTCGACGAGCTGCGTGCCGCGGCCGGCGTCGTCGAGGCGAGGTCGACGCGGATCGGGGCCGGGTCGACGGTCTCGGACGGCGACGGGCTGATCCCGTGCCTGGAGTGCGGGGACGGTCGCCGGTTCCGGCACCTGGGGACACACCTGAGCCGGGCCCACGGCGTCACGGCCGCGGAGTACCGGGCGGCGCACGGCCTGCCGGCGACGGCCGCTCTCGCGGCCGATGTGACCCGGCTGCGGTCGCAGGAGATCGGCCGGGAGCGCCACGCGGCCGGAGAGCTGGGGCACCTCAAGCCGTGGCAGGGCCCGGAGCGGCTGCGGGAGATGGCCGTCCCGGGGATCGACGCGTCCGCGGGCAGCCGCAACGAGCAGCACGTCCGTGCGAACCGGCGCCCCGGGCAGGAGCGGGCGGTGCGGCGGATGGTCGCGGCGCGGGTCGCGAAGCTCGACGAGGCCGCCCGACAGGCCGGGTACCGGGATCTCGATGACGGGATCCAGCAGACGACGCACCTGAACGCCGCGGCGGCTGGGCGAGCGATCGGGGTTTCAGCGCAGACCGTGCGTCGGCGGCGCGCCGACCTCGGCCGGGCATGACGAAGCCGCCCCGCCACCCGGGTTGGGTGGCGGGGCGGGGTTGTTGCTCACGCGGGTGACAAGTTCTGGGTTGGGTTTCGCCGGGTCGGTTTGGCCCGGATCGCTGTGGGGCGACGATGGGCGACATGGCGACTCTCGACGGCCCATCTCCGGACTGCCCGCGGCCGACAAGGGGAAACCCGCTGGCCGAGTTCGCCCGCTTCTGCGAGGAGCTCGGGGTCGAGACCGGTGAGGAGGCGGCTGCGGCTCTGGCGCTGTGGCGGAGCGTGTTTCGGCATACGACGTGGATGGGGGCGCTGGACGGGGTCTACCCGCTGAGAGGCCCGCTGTAGGTCTGTCCGGGTCCGTGTGACGTCGCTACGGCGCTGGGGTGATGATCCCTTCGAGGGCGGTGGCGAGGTCGGTGGGGTCGCCGCCGTCGTCGGTGTAGCGGCGGGCGATGTCCGCGACCTGGGCAGGCGCGGACGCAAGCCGCTGGCGGCGTTCGAGCTCGTTGGTGACGTCGATGCGGAGCTGGTCGAGGTCGTTGTCGGTGAGGGTCGTGAGGTCGTCCATGGATGGTGCTCCTGTCTAGGCGGCGGTGCCGGGAAGGGTGGTCGGCCACGGTGCCGTGGACGACGCCGGGTACGACCAGGCCACGTCTTGGTTGATGTCTCCGGTTGTTGGCGCGCCCTGGTTCCCGTAGCCCCGCGTAAGCGAGCCTCCCGTCGACACGTTGATCGTCATCACCGTGCCAACGCCGATCTGCGCCAACACCGGGGTGGCTTGGTAGGGCGTCATGCCGGGAGGCAGGTTGTAGCCATCGGCGTGGACCCGGTCCGTCGTGTGGTTCAACTTGCGGAGCGCTCGAACCCAGATCTGCACCATGGGACCGGTGCGCTGAGCGGCGATCCATCCGGTGGCGCCGAGGACGGGCGCCCACGACTGAGAGAGGGGCCAGCCTGTCACCACACCGGCGGGGTCCCATCGAGACAAGAACCTGAAGCCCGTGTCCCCGTAGACGACCTTCCAGCCAGTGGCGCCCGAGCCGGTGGCCTTGATCCACTCGACCGCGCCGTTGGTCGCGTTGGTGTCGATGTAGCGCGATCCCACTGGGGCCGTGATGACGCCCTCGGGGGAGCCAGTGCCGGTGATGGTGTTGCCCGGCAGGGCGGCAGATGTCCGCTCCTCGATCCATGGCGTCCACGTTGCCCCGCCATCGCCACTCGACCGGAAGAACGACCGCTGCCCCGCGACGAATCGTTGGCTGACGTAGGTCGCCTGGAACATCACATGCACGTTGCCTGATAGCCCCGAAGCGGGACGGTTGGCCGATGTGGAGTCGACGGTCCAGAACCCCGGCGTGACGAGAGTGTTGAGATCCTGAGCGGGCCGATAGGTGGCCAGAGTCGTCTCGCCCTCCACCCATGCCAGGCCAGACGTCTTCGTGGAGTCGGCCTTCAAGAATGCGCCGTTCACGCCGACCGGGAGGCGACCCGCCGTGTCGGGAGCTGTGCCGACCAGCAGGTCCCCCTTCGCGTCGACCAGCTGCGGCACCGCCAGACTCTGATCCCGAGCCGCCTCCGCCTCGTCGCGCGCGTCCTCAGCACCAGCCCGAGCCGCCTCCGCGGCCGCGTTCAACGCCTCCGCCGTCGCCAACGACACCGGCCTGAACGTCGCCCGCGTCCCCTCCACACCGCGTACGACATGCGGCCGACCACTCGACCGATTCACCCGCAACCCAGCCATCACGCGGCCGCTTTCCGCTTCACCACGAACTGGGAGTCGCCGGCACCCACCACCACGAGCGTCGCCAAGTCGCTGGGGCGGACGATCTGCAGCTCGTGGAAGTAGGCCCCAGCCGCGAGACCTGCCGACGCCGCAGCCGTCGCCGTGACCACCACACCCGTCGCCGTCCGCGACACCGTCAACCCCGTCGACAGCTTCGCCGCGCCCGCCTTGTCGTAGACGTTCCACGTCGCCGTGAACCCCGCCGTCAGATCCACCGGCGCGCCGGCGTCGTCCTCGAGGTCGTAACCGATGGTCCAGCTGGTGCCGGCCGTGGCGGTGATGTACTCGGTCGCCAGGTACGGCAGTCCGGCGGCGATGAGGTCGTCGAATCCGGCCACGATGGGTCCTCCTACGAGCGCGGGGTGGGGTCAGGGGCGGCGGGCGCGGTGCCAGCGGAGGTAGTCGACGAGCGGCCAGGCCGCGGCGGCGTACGCCGCGACCAGCAGCCAACGACGACGACGGCGGGACACGGCGCTACTCGGCGTCGGCGTTGGAGACGCGCCAGGTCGCCCGGCCCACGGCGGCGAACGCGCCGAGCGCGAGCCCGCCGGCGATCACGGTCTCGGCGCCGGTGAGGGTGCCGTCGGACATGCCGGCGGCCAGGCCGGCCACGCCAGCGAACAACGCGGAGCCGCCGGCGGCGACGAGGGACTTGCGGATGGTGGAGAGGTTCATCGGTGCTCCTTGCGGGGTCGGATGGTGCCGGTGATGTGGATGCCGCGGTGGTCCGAGGCGGGCGTGAGGGCCATGACCCGGATCCGGGGCCGGTGGATGCGGCGGGTGAGGCACCAGTCGATGAGCCGGCGCCCGTGCGTCCCCTTCTTCGGGAGCCGCTTCGGGAGCGTCAGGCCCGGCCACGCCGAGCGGATCCAGGCGCGGACCCACGGCCGGAGCGCGTCGAGGTTCCAGTCCGCGACGACCAGCTCGCCGTCCGGCCGGTACCGGCGGCGCCAGGCCAGCACGGTGTGCCGCCACACTGCGACGGCATCGCGGTGCTCCCGCGCCCGAGCGGACGCGGCCCAACCGGCCTCGACGCCGGCGGAGGTGTGCGTGGTCGAGACCAGCAGCGTGCAGCCGGTGGCGCGGTGCCGCAGCAGCGCGATCGGCGCGACCTGGCCACCGCGCTGCCCGTCGAGATCCTTGACGAGCATGACCGCGTCCCAGGCGACGACCTCCCACACCGCGGTGCGGACCAGGATCGCGGACTCGCCCCGCTGGCCGTTGCCGCGGCGCAGCAGCCGGAACCCGGCCAGTCCCCGGAGCACGTCGCCGCGCTGGGGCCGGTCGACCTCGGTGACGGTGATGACGTCCGCGCGCCGTGCCGCGGCCTCGAGCTGCTCGCGCAACGACTCGGGGGAGCGGTCGTAGCGGCCGGAGAGGTGGACCGCGCGCAGGTCGGCCCAGTGGGCAGCCCGGTGCGCCGCTCGGCGGGACTTGCGGAGCGGCGCGACGAGCACGGCGGTCAGGCCTCGTTGTCCTCGTCAGCGAGCGCCAGAGCGACGTCGGCGCGCAGGCGCTTCAGCTGTGCGGCGGTCGCGCCCTTCTCGCCGTACTGGTCGATGCGGCTGAGGAGCATGTCCCGGATGCGGCGGTCGCGGGCCGCGGTGTTCTTCCCCATCCGGTCGACGCGCTTCGTCAGCTTCTCGACGGCTGCGAGTACCTCGTCGGCGTTGGCCATGTCGTCCTCCGGTGGGGTCGTGATGAGCGGGTTCGGGCGGCGGTGGTAGTCGCGGCCGCTGGACGCGAGGCCGTTACGGCCGGCGATGTACTCCGACCACTGCCACGCGGCGCCGGAGTCGAGGTCGTAGTCGGTGCCGAGCACCAGATGGATGTGCGGGTCCGTGAACCCGCCGTGAGCGAGGTTCCGCAGCCAGGCGCCGCCGCCGTGTCGGCGGATCGCCCATACCAGCGTGACCACCTGGCGGGAGGTCAGATTCCAGACGCGAAGGTCGAAGCACCCGCCGCCGTCGTGGTAGCCGGCGCTGGCCCGAGCGCCGCCGCCCGCGACGGTCATCCATGCGCCCTGGGTGATGACGATCAGGTGCGCGAATGGAGCTACGGCGGGGTCGGCGAGGACCTGCTGCCACCACGACCACATGTAGTCGCTGGCGTAGATGCCGCGGCCACTGGAGTCGGTGCCGCGACGGCGAACCGTGTGGGCGGCCATCAGCAGGGCTCCCAGACGCCGTGGTCGACGTAGCCGTGCCAGGACAGCCCGTGCGGTCCGCCCCGAACGAGAACGCTGTTGGAGCTGCCGTCGCCCGGGCGGATGCTGATCGTGCCGTCCTCGTGCTCGCGCACGGTGTGGATGCTGAGCATGGCGTACTGGCCCAACGGCGTGACGATCCCCCAGACGGTGTTGGTCAGATTCCCGTTCTCCGGACTGGTCCCGTGCTTGAGCACGTCGGGCGTCAATGGCACAGCGGGGTCCTTGCGGGACATGACCTTCCAGTAGTCGCCGGGCTGCAGGTCGTCGTAGTCGACCGGGAGCTCGCTGAGCACGGTGTCCGGCAGGCGTCGTCCCTGCATGGGTGCCTCCTTCGGGCAGGCAGAGATGGCGCCACGCAGCAGCGCGACGCGGGGGAGAGGGGACGAGGTGGGTCAGGTCAGGAGCCGGCAGGCGGTGGCGTGCCGCGGTCGCGGCGGGCGACGTCGACCTCGCGCTCGATGAGCTTGACCCAGCGTTCTGACCACTCCATGTGGCCCTCGAGCATCCGGCCGAGGACCTTGACCTCCTGCTGCACGTCGTCGAGGCGGTCGAGCACGGTGGGTGGCTCGTTGGAGTGGTGGTTCTCCGAGACCTGCTTTTCGACCTGCTTGACCGGCGCGATCAGGTGCTCGCGCAGGTAGGGCAGCAGCACGAGCCGCACCAGCACGCCGAGGATCGCGAACCCTGCGATCAGCGTGCCGAGTGTCCAGGTGATCGCCTCGCGGGTACCGGCATCCATCACGCGGTGCTCTCCCTCTGGTCAGACCCGCGAAGGGTCGTGGATCGTCACGGCACCAGCACCGCGAGCCGGCCGAGCGCTTCCACCAGCGCCGCCGTCCGCCCCGGCCCCGGCTCCTCGGCCAGCAGCCCTGCGATCTCCCGGCGGACCGCCTCGTCCTCCGGCCCCTGCGAGATCACCCGACACCGCACCGCAGCCGCAACCTCACCCGACACGTCCGGGGTGAGGGTCACCTCGAGCAGACCACCATCACCGAACCGCACCTCAACCTCGGCATCGGTGAGATCAACGAACGACGCCGGACCGATGGACTGCCCGAAACCGAGCTGCGCGCGGATCGCCGTCATACAGCACCAACCGCCTGAGCGATCCACTGCTCGGTCGTCAACGCCGGCGTCCCCAGCTGCAGGTGCGCCGCGCACGAGTCGTCGTCGTACTCCATCTCGGTAACTCGCAGGTCGTCCCCGGTCGCAACGACCCGAGCCAGGTACCCAGGCTCGATCTCCCAGGGATGCACCAGACATCCAGTCTGGAGGTCCATGATCGGCTGATCCACGACGACCCGGGCAGCCCTCGGCGGCGACGCCTTCGCTTCGAGGATCCGGCCGCCGACCCGTTCCGCGTTGGCCAGGGAACCCAGGCCAGCACGGAGAGTGACTGGGTCAGCGTCTCGGATACGTCCGACCGCGTCGAGGGCGGGCACGGTGGAGGTGATCACCGTGGACTGCTCGATGCCTCGCTCGTCGGTCCACTTCACGACGATTCGGTTGCAGAGGTCGAGGTCCGAGCCGAGCTGCTCGGTAGGGATGGATGGGGGAATCATGTAGCGCGGCGTGGTGGGCCAGCCTCGGTAGTTGAAGCGGTGTCGGCCAGTGGAGTTGTGCGTGGTCTCGAGGACCTCCCAGATCATGTCGGGCTCGAAGCTGGTGAGGTCATCGAGGAGCCGCGCGGGCTTGACCGAGTCCGGGTAGGCAAGCTGGTCGATCTTGAACGTGGTGCCGTCGATCTGCGCGGTGGCGGGGTCGCAGAAGGTGAGGCTGCGGCCGAGGAGGTCTTCGACGACTTCGTGGGCGAGGACGTAGGCGGTGTAGTAGGAGCCGCCGCCAGGGGACACCCCAGGGACTCCGGGGCTTGTGCCGGCGATGAGGTGAGCAGCCGAGGGCATGTTCTTCAGCGCGCCGTAGCGGTCCATGAGGTGTCCGAGGACCGCGATGCGCCCGAACACCGCCCAGACGTTGTCCTGACCGACGTTGCCGGCAGAGGTGGCGCGGTAGAGCTGAAAGACCAGGGACCCGCGGCCAGCGAGGAGCGAGGGGTTTCCGGTGAGGACGGCGACGGCGCCCATCCCAGTGCCGAGAGAGACGGTGTGCTTGGGATCGCCGGGGTTCCAGAACGCACCGAACCAGGAGACCGCGTAGTTGGGATCGACAGCTCCAGCGTCGTAGCAGCCGATGTATCCGCCGAGGGTCATCGAGCCACCAAGGAACCCTGTGTACATCAACGAGGTTTCTTCGCTGGCGCCAACTGGGGTGCCGGGTACGAACTGCAGCTGGAGGGCGGGCTCGCCGCCGTACCAGCCGGCACCGGGGACGTTGCCTGATTGGCGGGTGGCGTTGGGCTTCTGGACGTTGTAGCTACTTGGCCGCCAGTTGCCGAGGTCGCGGTCAATGTAGCCGTACCTGTCGGCATGGTCGGCCATGCGGGACTGGCCGCCGAGGGCGGTGATGTCGTAACCCTGCCCGTCCTGGCCACTTCGGGTGCCGGGGTTGTTGACGTACCCCTCCCAGGTGGTGCTACCGGTGCGGGTGTCGTAGATCCAGAGGCGGTCGGTTGGGCCAAGGTCAGGGAAGGAACGCGACGAGGCGTCAAGCTGACACGAGGCGTCCGCGTGGCCACCGGGAGCGGTCTTGCGGAACCGGAGCCGGGAGAGATGTTTCGTCACATGCTGGTCGGTCATGCCGTCACTAAGACGAACAGCCAGCGGGGCGCGCATCAGTCTCCTCGCAGGTATAGGTAGCGCGGGTGGTACGTCAGCGTCACGTCCGCAGTCGAGGCGATCGCATCGAAGTTCGGCGCGTTCAGGTCGACGGGGTTCGTGGTGCATCCAACCTGGTGGTGAAGGTGGAAGACGTTGCTCTTGCCGGGCTCGAGCATCGGGAAACCTCCCGAGAGCTGAGGCGTGATCATCCCGGCGAACACGTCGCCGGTGTTCATCGCCCGAAAAAGCTCCCTCTCGGCGTCCCAGACCCCGTACCGGCTGGCCTGGATGTCGCAGCTCTTGAAGTAGGACCGCATCATCCGCGTCTGGCTGGTGGTGACTGTGTCGATCGGGATGAGCAGCAGGTAGTCAAGCCAGGCGGCGCCTGTGCCGGTGGTGCGCTGGAGCTTGACGGCAATGTCGGGTGGGGTACCGCCGGCCGGTAGGTCCGAGGCATCCCAGCCGGCGCCACCGAGCGGGATGGAGAAGTCCCCGAGGTCGAGCAGGCAGGCGTACCCGTTGGCAGAGAACGGCGGCCGGTCGAGGGCCGCCACGACGCCGTTGGTGGCGACGTCGACGGTGGAGCCGATGTACCGCAGCGTCATCCTGGCGGTGAACCGCGTGCTGGTGTCGGAGCGCGCAGCGCGGAGGAACACGCGGTACCTGCCGGGCTCGGGACTGGTGGGTGCGACGCCGGAAAGACGGGTCGCAAGTCCGGGGGTGCCAGCGAAGGTCACGATCGACCGGGATCCACCGGAGAAGGTGGACCCGGCCGCGTTGTCGTGAGTCGTATCGGCGCCGGCTGTGAACGACCCGGTCTGCCACACGTGCGCGGCCGGTGCTGGACCATCGTGGCTGACGGTGGCGAAGAGAGCGGTTTGGTCAACCCAGATCACGGATGGCGCGATCTGCACCGAGCACGGCGAGGGGGCGTCTCCCTTGATCGGCGTCGGGATCACGTAGCGGCACGCGTGAGAGCCGGCGGCTGGGTTGTTGTTGACCGTGAACGGGCCCACGATCTCCGCCGCACCGTATGCGAAGGCGGCGGCGGTGAGGGGCACGGTGATGCGCCACAGCTTGGACCCAACATGGTCGAACGACAGGTCGCCGGGCTCGCCCGCGTAGGTCTTGAACCACACGGGCTCCGTCGTGGGGGTGAGCCGGAACAGCAACCAGTTCGACGGCCGCAGCAGCTCACGAGCCAGGGCCTGCATCACGCCGAGAGCGAACGCTTCGTCTCCTGCGACGGTGATGGTGAGCGCCAGGCTGCGGTAGCCGTAGTCCACGCCGACCGACTCCGGGCCGCCGGTGAACGACGGGTGTCCGATCGTGAACCCGTCGGCGAGGACGTACACCTCGCCCGGCTGGGACAGATCGAGCCGGACGGTGGCGGTCACGTCGGGAGCGTCGACGAACTGCAGAACCGGGCCGGGCTCCGGGCTCATCGGCCAGCTCCTGTACGGCCCCTGAGCTTCTTGTCCCTGTCCCGCTCTCGCTGCGCAGTCCCGTCGTACGCGCCGGCGTACACCCCGTTCTTGATCTTGCCCTCCATCTGGTTGATCTGCCCGATGAGCTTGGCGTTCTCCGCAACGAGACTGCTGACCTGCGTCGCGAGCCCCGACACCTGCACCGCCATGTCCCCCAATGCCTTCCCCGCCACATCGCGCGCCGCGTACGCCCGCTCCCGCCGCTCGATCCCGGCCGCGTCCATGCCGGCGAACGCCTGCGCCAGCAGCAGGTTCCCGCTCGACGCCAGCGCCGCTGCCAGCGGCCCGTCGAGGCCCTTCGCGGCCGCCGCGGCGAGCGCCTCGGTCATGGCGTTGGTGTCGTTGGTGTCGGCCGCGACCTGAAGGTCAAAGTCAGCCAGGCCGCCCTGGAATGGGTCGTGCATGAACGAGCCGGCGGCGGCGGTCCGGATCGAGTCGATCTGGTTGTTGAGGTCGTCGATCTTCTCCGCGTTCGTGGTGTAGCGGGCAGTCAGGATCGCGCTCTTGAGCGCGAGCATGTCGAAGTTCGCTCCGACCTTCCCACCGGCGTCGCGGATCTGGTCGCGGAACCCCGCGATCGCGTCCCACGTCGCCATGCCGGCGGCCTCACCTGCGGACGGCGTCGACAGGCCGGCAGCGATACCCAGCCCCGCCTTCGCGTCCCTGATGGCCTGCTTGGCCTCCCGCGCCTCCCGGCGGGCCTCGCGGGCCGCCTCCCGCTTCTCCCGCTTCTCACGGCTCTCGGCGTTCTCAAGCTCCTTTCGGGCAGCCTTCAGCTGGAGCTCGAGGAGTTCCCGGTCGATACCGGTGGTGACCAGGTCGCCCTTGTGCTTGCCCTTCTGCACCCGCTCGTTGAGGTCGCGGGTGAGGTCACGGATCGACTGCATGGCCTGCGCGATCGCGAGTCGGTCGTCCAGGGTTCCCTGCGGGGCGACGCGTCCGGCGACATCGCCGCCGGATGCGAGGTGACGGGCGTTCATCGCGAACATGGTGTCGAGGCCGTAGTGGTCGACCGCCGCGGCCGACATCATGAACTCGCCGTTGGAGGCCATCACCGGGATCGAGTCCGAGGTCTTCGTCCCGGGCCCGTAGATCGGGCCACCGCTGGCCCTGTTGAGCCCATCGGGGCTGCCGGGGGTCGCCTTGGGCTTGTTCGTCTGGAGGTAGACGGTCTCGACGACGGTCTGGGCGCGCTTCCCGTCGAGCTGGTCGAGCATCCGCTTGACCTGGTCCATCGCGCTCAACGCCTGCCGCGTGTCGGCGTCGATGACCGTACGGATCAGCTTCGGAGTGAGCCCCAGCTCCTTGAGGTATGCCCGCATCTCGTCGCGACTGATGCCTGCGGCCGCCCCGGCGTCGATCAGCGCCTTCCGCTGACTGCCCAGCACCTTCGACAGCCGCGCCGACGACGCGCCGGCGTCAGCCTCGGCGACGAGCAGGTCCTTGATCTGCCCGACCCGCTCGCGGACCGCGTCGCGGTTCTTGATCGCCGCGTCGCTGTTCCCCCGGAGCGTCCGGTTGTTCTTGTCGAGGTCGTCGGACAGGTGCCTCAGCGCGGTCGTCCACTGGTCGGTGGCCTCCGAGAGGTTCATCCCGGGGTCGAGCAGCGCGTCGAGCGCGTCGGCGAGGCCTTCGGCCTTGTCGGCCGTGGTCTCCATGTCGTTCCCGAGACCATCGATCGCGTCCCCGAGCGCCTCGACTCGACCGGCCGGGCTGTCGGCGTGCGCGAGCGCGTCGGTGATCTCCTGGATCGCCTTGACCGCCTCTGGCGATCCGGGCTTCATCGACATCAGGTCGTCGAGGGAGTACCCGAGGTCGTCGAGGATCGGCTGGACCTTCTCCCCGACGCGGGCGAGGTCCTCGAGGTCACCGTAGGGGAGGTTCTGCAGCCCGTTGGAGGCCGAGGCGATGAAGTCCCCGTTCGCCTGGGCGACGCCCTGGAGGACGCCGGTGAGGTTGACCAGCTGGTCGGTCGCCTCGCCGCTGGCCTGGTTCAGCTCGGTCGCGCCGTCGCCGAACACGTCGACGATCCCGGACCAGGTGTCGGAGATGCCGTCAAGGAATCCTCGGCTGAGGATGAAGTGGGTGTCCTCGAGGTCCGCGTTCAGGTCGGTCGTCTTCGACTGGAGCGCCTGGAACCCGGCGAGCATCTTGGCGACGTCGGTGTCGTCGAGGCTGTCGTTGAAGCCGTCGATGGCCTTGCTCGCGGAGCGCGACTCGGCGTGGAAGTCGGACATGAGGCCGATGCCACCGCCGATCGCGGCACCCCAGGGGCCGGCGATGCTGCCCATCAGGGCGTACGACGCGGTGTTGGCCAGACCCATGCCGTCGGCGAGGTCGGTTGTCGCGAGGGTGAGGCCCGCGAGGAGCGCCCCGCCGCGCAGCGCCGCGGTGCCCAGCTGGCCCCGGAGTCGCTGCGAGGCGGCCGCGGTCCGCTCGAGCTCGCGCGCGCTCGTGGCGCCGGCGGTCCGCGAGGTGGTCGCCATGATGGCCAGGTCGCTGGTGAACTGTCGGACGCCGGAGCGGGTCGCGAGGTCGGTTCCGACTCGGGCGATCTCGGGCCGCAGCGCCGCCAGAGACGCTCTGGTCGACGTGATGCCCCCGATGACCTTCGCGCCGAACCACAGGCCCCCGCCGAGCACCGCGGTGAGCGCGAGACCCGCGGTGGTGATGTCTTTGACGGGGTCCGGAAGTTCGCCGAACGCTGCCCCCATGTCGGCAACGTGTGCTGCGATCTCGGAGATGATCGGGAGGAGGACCTGGCCACCCTCGATCCCGGCGTCCTTGATGTTGTTCCACGCGATCTGGACCTCAGCGGCCGTGGTGCCCAGCCGCTTGGCGAACTCCTCCGTGAGGGCCGAGTTCTGGTCCCACGCATCGTTCGCCTGGTTCAGGGACCGAGTGAGCATGTCCCCAGACCCGGCGAGCCGTAGCATGACCTGCAGGTTCTGGGTCCCCTTGATGCCCATCGAGTCCAGGACACTGGCGACGTCGCCACCCTCGGCCTGGATCCGACCGAGCCCCTGAACCAGCTGATCGAACGCCTCCACCGGCGACGTACGCCACGCCTGCGCGAACGCCTCGGCCGACATCCCCGAGACCTCGGCGTACCGCTCGAGCTTGTCCCCGGACGAGGCGACCTGCGTGTTGATGCCCAGAAGCACGCGCTGGATCGCCCCGCCGCCAAGCTCCGACTGGATACCGAGGTTCGCCATCGCCGCCGACAGGCCTAGGACGTCCTGCTCGGTCGCGCCGATGGTCGTGCCGGCGCCGGAGACCCGCTGCGCCATGTTCACGATCTGGGCCTCGGTCGACGCGCCCTTGTTGCCGAGGTCGACGATCGTGTTGCCGATCTCGTCGACGTCACCGGCCGCGGTCTGCATCACGTTCATGAACTGCGCGATCGACGTGGCCGCCTCGTCGGAGGTCAGGTTCGTCGTCTCGCCCATCTTCACCATGACCTCGGTGAAGTCGGTGATGTCCTCGGTGGCGACGCCGAGCTGGCCGGCGGCCTCGGCGGTGGCGGCGATCTCCTGGTGCGTCGCGGGCATCGTGCGGGCGAGCCCGCGGAGGTCGTCCTCGAGCCCGTTGAGCTGCGATGCCGTGCCGTCGACGGTCTTCTCGACGCCGGCCCACTGGGACTCCCAGTCCATCGCGGCCTTGCCCATCGCCGCGACGCCAGCCGCTGCGGCGAGACCGAGCTTTCCGGCCTTCCCGCCGAGGTCGTCGATCGCCGCGGACTGCCGCATGACCGCGGCCTCGGCCGGCTTCATCGCGTTGACCGTCATGCGGCCCGAGGCCTGCATCTGCGCGATGTACTGCGCGGTCTCGGCGGTGAGCCTGACGACAACAGAGCGTGCTTCAGCACCCATCGGGCCCACCGCCTCTCATGAACGACGAAGGGCCCCGCACAACGGCGGGGCCAGAACGGAGACGGGGACGGGGAGAAGTCAGGCTTCGGTGGTGGTCACACCGAGCACGAACGGCGGCAACGCCGGATGCCCAGCCGGCCGGGTGTCACGCACGATCGTGTGCGTGACCGTCTTCCCAGCACGCGCCGTGCACACGTGACAAACGACGTCGAGCGTCCCGAACCAGCCGTCCATCTCCGAGTGCCACGCCACCTCGATCGGCCACCCACACGAGCACGAACCCATGCCCCCGTGCTGCTGCTGGTGCTCGTACGCCGCCAGACCCAGCAGCAGCGCCTGGTCCTCCGGCGTGTACGCCACCGACTCGAACGACCCCGTGGCCCGGTCGGGGTGCTCCGGGTCCTCGTACAGGTACGTCGTCGTCACCTGCCGCAGGCCCGCGAACACCGTCGGCGCGACACCCAGGCCGCGGGCGGTCGCGACGATCCGGCGGGCTACCGCTCCTGCAGCCGAGCCAAGCCGCTCGGCAGCTGAGGAAAATCCACGCCGCCCTTCGCGCAGACCTCGTTCGCGGTCGCCGACAGCTCGCCCATCGCCGCGGCCCCGAGCTTCTTCCGCAGCGCCCGCACGTCATCCACGGACAGGCGCGGCTCGACCGAGCACTCCGCGATCAGCAGCGTGTTGTACTCCGTCATGTCCGGGCCCTCGCCGTTGCTCTTCGGCTTCGGCCGGTGCTTGGAGTTGAACGCCTGCAGCGCGTCGGAGTCGAGCCCCTCGAACAGCGGGTACCACATGAACGCGGCCATCTCGCGGCGCAGGGCGACCATCCGGTCGGCCAGCTCGCTCGCGCGGGCCCTCGCCGACTGCTCCCCGACCGGCCGCTCGTCGTCGACGATCACGCGGCCCTGGGCGTCGATGAGTCCGGAGAGCTCGTAGATGCACTGGTCGTACTCGGCCTGGAGGTCGGCGCGCAGGCAGATCTTGGCGCGGCGGCGGGGCCGCTTCGCGGTGTCGAGGATCTGCTCGAGGGTCCACTGCCGCACGGTCGCGTCGGGGGCGGGCCGTTCGGGCTGGATGGGCGCGCCGGCGGGGTCACCGAACGGAGTCATGGTGCTCGAGGGGGTCGGCTGGTCGGGGGTGGTGTCGCCGAGGGCCTGGTCGGTGTGGTCGTTCATGGTCGTGCTCCTGTCGAGGTTGGTGTGCAGCTGGTCGTCGAGGTGAGGTCATCGAGATAGGTGAAGCGAGGGGAGGGTGGCGGGCGACCTCGACGTAGCGCCCGCCACCCCGTTCGTGGGGCAGCCGCCGATCAGGGCGTCGCGGCCGCGACGGTCACGTCGCCACCGTTCTGCGGCTCCATCGGCACCCGCCGCTTGATGTAGCCACCCGCGTTCTGCGGCCGCTGCGGGTTGTCCGTCAGCACCTCGAGGTACAGCGCCTCGTCACCGGCGACCCAGGGCTGCGTGGCGAGCTTCCCGTCCTCACGGAGGTAGCCGTAGACGGTGGTGCCCTTCTCCTTCACCGTCTGGTAGGCGACGTCCGCGATTGGGTCGACGGCGCCGTCGGCCTCATCGAACTCGCGGAAGATGGTGAGGCCGGCCTGGAAGTTGCTGGCGCCGATCGCGTTGGCGTTGTTCGTGGTGCACAGCGCCTTCTCGTTGACCTTGTCGGAGTCGGTCGCCGACCACGTGAAGTCGGACGCGAGGACCGCGCATGACACGTCGACGCCGGCGTTGAGCTCGGTCACCGTCGGGTTGAACGGGTCGACGGGCTTGGCGGTGAGCAGGGTGAGCTTGGAGTGGCCGTCGGCCAGGCTCTTGGGCATGGTGTCTCCTCAGTCCCCGGCGGCCGGGGTCTCGGTGGGAGCGGCCGGGTCGCCGTCTCCGCTGGTGGGGGTGTCGAGGTCCGACCCCGCCGGCGTGCCGCTGTCGGGGTCGCTGCTGGTGGAGCCCGCGTGGGCCTGGTCGGCGGCGCGGGACTTCGGGGTCCGCCGGAACGGCTTCCCGAGGGTCGGGTGGTCGAGCCAGTGCGGCGGGATGCGGACCTTCTCGCCGGTGTCGACCCGGTAGGCCGAGGTGAGTCCGTCGACGGACATGGGTGCCTCCTGATGGGTCTGGGTGAGGGCATGACGAACCCCCGGGAGGCAGTGCCTTCCGGGGGCTTAGGTGTGGGCGATGAGCCGGTACTGCAGCGGCACGTAGAGCCGCGGCGGCGTGACGCCGTTGTCGGTGAGCAGCGGCGGCTCGTAGCCCGGCTGCGGTACCAGCGGCCCGCATACCGCGCCGGCCACGGTCGGTGCCCAGCCGCCGGGCGGTCGGAGGACGGCGTCGATGCGGTCGACGAGCGCCAGGAGGTCGTCGTGGTCGCCGGCGGCCGCGCGCACGACGTACGGCGCGTCGACGTCACGGAAAGGATCAGTAGGCCCGCCGAGTGAGCCCTCGCCGGGCAGGGGCCGGCCGACGCCGGGCTCGAGGATGAAGTACGGCTGCACTCGCAGGTCCGTGCCCGTCTTCGTCGGCGGCTCGTCCGGCGTGCCGACCACGCCAGGCAGGCCGTACCGCGCGCCGATCTGCCCGCGGTAGCCGGTCGCGTTCGTCACGGCCGCGAGCCGGCCGGCGACCGCGTCGAGGACGAGCCGCCTGCTGATCGCCATCGTCAGAACGCCGCCGTCGCGATCGTGGCCAGCGCGTCGACGTACTCCGGGACACGGCGCTCGAACGCGGGCGCCATGAACGGCTGCCCGGCCATCCGCGAGGTCCCGAGCTCGACGTAGATCCCGTAGTCCGAGGTCGGGCCGATCTCGGCCGTGGTGCCGTCGACGTCGGTGGAGATGGAGCCCATGAGGTTGCCGGTGTCGACCGGGCAGAGGACCTTCGCGTCGCCTTCGATGGCGTACGCGGTCCGCGTGAGCGCCGTCCGGGCGCCGGCCTGCACGGCGGGGCCGGCGCCGGCGATGCGGACGCCTAGCGCGGCGAGCTGCGAGACGTCGAGGTGTGCACCCATCACGGCCCTCCTCAGGACTGGTCGGGACGCGTGCAACCCGGCCCGCACGGGAGCCGCGGGAGCCGCGGGAGCCGGGGGAGCCGGGGGAGCCGTGGACGGAAGGAGGTCAGGAGACGAGCGCGGCGTACACGTCGCGCTCCCAGATCAGAGACCCCGTCGCGACCAGCCCGACGGTGAGCGTCCGGCCGGCCAGCACGGCGTCGTCGACGACCGTGACCGTGCACAGATCCGCCGGCGTCGGCGCCACGGCGGCCGGGACGACGATCCGGTACTGGGCGACGTACTCGACGTCGCCGACGACGACGTTCACCTGGTCTCGGGTCGCGAGCATCTGCACCCGCGCCGTGCCGGTCCAGTACGGCGCCCGCGGGACATCGACCATCTGCTCGGCGCCCGGGTCCCATGCCTGAGTGGTGCCGGGGTGGCGCAGCTCGACGGTCGCGGCGCGCATCGTCTTCTCCGCGACCGGCCGATGCGACGCAGCCCAGTCGGTGGGGATGACCTCGGTGTCGGGACGGCCGTGGGCGCGCGTCGGGCGGGGCATCAGCAGCCGTAGGGGTACTGGGTGCGCTCGGTGCGGCACGGGGCGCCGGTGAGGGGGAGGACCTCGAAGAAGAACCCGTCGTTCTCGTCCTCGTCGTCGGCCTGGGCGCGCAGCGCGGCGGCGTGCTTGCGCATGGCGTCGGCGAGCTTCGCGCCGTCAGTCTGCAGGTCCTGGGTGCGGAGCACCTTCGAGGCGAGCGCCTCGTTGGTGGCGTTTGTGTCGATCGCCTGCGCGGCCGCGCGCTTCACGCTGTCGCCTTCGAGGGCGAGGAACGCGTCGATCTCGGCGTCAGAGAACACCGCGGTGGCGGGGTCGCCGACCGGGATGTCGTTGAGGAGGAGACGGACCTGGCCGGCCGGCTCGGTCAGCACGTAGGTGTAGGTCGACTCGGCCACGGCGGCCTCCTCTCGAGAGTCGTGGGTGGTGCTGGTGGGCGGGGCGGGTCACCACTCCGCCCACCAAAGGGGGGTGCGGTCAGCTGCCGCTGCCGCCCGAGCCCGACGAGCCGGTGGCGCCGGTCGCCCCGGTCGCGCCGGTGGCGCCGGTCGCCCCGGTGGCGCCCGTGCTGCCGCTGCCGCCCGAGCCCGACGAGCCGGAGCCGCTGGACCGCCCGGACCTCGCCTTGAACTTCGCGCCCGGCGCGAGCTGGTCCTCGCCCCAGTGCTTCGGCACCGACGGCAGCTCCTCGCCGTCCGGGCCGACGACCTCACGGAAGTCCTTCTCCGTCAGCAGGTGCCGACCCTCGATCTTCTTCTCAGCCATGCCGTCCTCCTCAGACGCCGCTGTTGTCGGACCCGTAGGTCAGCGTCGGGTCGCCGTGCGCGGCGCCCATGATGTGCCGGCCGCGGAACCACACGGTGTCGTCGTCGAACGACCCCTCCGTGGCCACGACGTCCCCGCCGCCCATCGACCGGCCGCCGTCCGCCTTGTAGCGGAAGTCCGGCGACTCGTAGCCGCGGAGCTTCGCGAACCAGAACGGCGCCCGGATCGCGGTGCCCGGCTTCGGCATCACGATCCACGACTCACCGAGCTGCTTCTCGTTCACGACCAGGTCGACCTTGCCGCGCAGCGGGTTCGGCTCCTCGCGGTAGCCGCCGTTCCCGTCGGAGACCAGCAGCTTCTCCGCCGCGAGGATCCGCTCGGCCTCCGCCTCCAGGGCGTAGCCGACCACCAGCTGCAGCCGACCCGACGGGATGATCGTGCCGGTGTCGGGATCCCGCTTCGTCCGCAGCGACGTCACGACCGTCTGCAGGTTCGTCGGGTTCAGCTTCAGGGTGCCGACGTTGCCGTTCCCGGCGTTGAAGAAGCCGGTGTTCAGCGCACCGGTCTCCAGGTTGATCAGCAGCCGCAGGCCACGGTCGTCCTCGGTGTCCACCGCCATCTGCGGGAACGCGTTCGGCACCATCAGCAACTGGTCGAGGTCGTCGTTGATCCGCGCCTCGAACGACCAGCCGTACATCAGACCGGTCTTCTTCGCGCTGATCGGGTACTCCGCGAGCCGCGGGCCCTTCGCCATCGGATAGCCGGTCCGCTCCGGGACATCCTTGAAGACCTGCGCGCCGAGCACGAGCTCGCTCATGTACTTCGGCTTGAAGTCCTTCACCGTGGTCGGGGTCAGGAACTTCGGCCACTGCGTGGGCAGCGCCGGGTAGTTCTGCTGGATCTCCCGGTCGATCAGCATCCCGGACGCGTACTGCGCCAGGTCGCTGGTGGTGAGGGCCTCGTTGATCTCCAGCGCGGCCCGCGAGGAGCCCTCGCGGTAGTGGCCGATGAGCTTGGCCATGCCGAGCGCGGTCTCCATCAGGCCCGGGCGGGCCTCGAGGCGGCGCCGGTAGGACGCCGGCGTGGTGCCGGAGGTCTCCTGGGAGATCGACTCGGCGATCTCGAGAAGGGACATGTTCATCGCGGGGCCTCCTCAGACCTTCACGGGACGGACGTAGACGGTGCCCTGTACGCCGCCGGAGTCGACGACCTTGGTCGCGCCGATGGGGACGCCGCGCTGGATGATGGGCTCGGTGTGACCGAACAGGGTGTTGTCGGTCGCGGTGGTGGTGAGGGTTTGGTCGGCCTTGATGTAGATCGCGGTGCCGGCCGCGGCGACGACCTCGGGGACCTTGACCTCCCACAGGCCGGTGACCTCGACCGGGGCGTACCCGTCGGGGCAGCCCACGGCGCCCTTCTTCGTGGCGGCGTCGGCGCGGTCGGCCGCGGCGACGCCGACGAACCCGCCGACCTTCACCGGTGCCCCGGAGACCGTGCCGGCGGGGACCGGGAGGACCCGGGCCGGCTCGGTCGGGGCGAGGATGCAGTTCTTGGCCATGATCAGGCCCCCTTCTTCTCACTGAGGCCTGCGGCCTCGTCGATCTCCGCCCACGTGACGGTGCCGCCGCCGGACGGTGCCCCGCCGTGCCCGATGACCTTGCCGGCGCCGCCAGCGGCCTTCCGGCCCGCGGCGTCCTCGTCGACGGCCTTCGTGAACGCCGCCTCGTCGAGCGCGCCGTCCTCCGTCACCGGGAGGTCGACGCACAGGCCCTTGACCTCGAGCGGCGAGTAGGAGACGCCAGCCTCCTTGGCGCGCGCTTCGACGATCTCGCCGGCGCGCGCGTTCCGCGTGCGCGTGGCGTCGGCCTCCTTGAGGGAGGTGTTCTCGGCCTTCAGGGTCGCGTTCTCCTCCAGGAGAGCGTCCACCCGGCCGGCCTTCTCGGTGAGCGCGGAGTGCTCCGCCTCCTCGAGCTGGATCTTGCCCATGGTGTCCTCCTCGGACTCCTCGGTGGTGGGTGTGGTGCTGCCCGGCCGGGTGACCGGGACGAACTGGGTCTGGACCCGCACCTCGGTGCGCGTCCCGGACAGCGCGATCGCGCCGTTGCTCGCGGTGGCGTACGCCTGGCCGTAGGTGCCGGCGTTGTCGCCGGCGCCCGCGCCTTCGATCTCGAACCAGACGGTCGACTCGTCGAAGTCGCGGACGTACACCCAGACGCGGTCGGCGGCCGCGTATGCGTCGCGGAGCGCGGTCTGCAGGGCCTCGCGGGTGTCGTTGACGGTGGCCTCGTCGATGCCGTGCTCGATCGCGCGGGCGTTCGCGCGAGCGGACTCGACGAGGGAGAGGACCTTCCCGCCGCGGCCGGCCCGGGTGACCCAGTCGGTGGACTGGATGTGCACCAGGGACTCGACGATCTTGGTCTGCTTCCCGTCGATGACGCCCTCGGCCAGCTCGCCGTCGCCGCGGATCGAGAGCCCGATCGCGGTCGAGAAGTTCTCGACCAGGTCGCGCCAGGCCGGAGCGATGTCGGCCTCGGTGACCACGGCGCCCGGGTCGGCGCCCCACGATGCGACGTCGTCGTCGGTCGCGATCCGGGCCTCGGTGACGCTGACCGAGACGAGGTCCTTGATCGACCGCACGGGGCGGGCCTTGGCCTCCTCAGCGGTGGGGTGGTCGGCGAACATCTGCATCCCGGCGGGGAACAGGCCGTCGGTGACGGCCTGCTCGAGGACCTCGGCGGAGTAGTAGCCGGACGAGCCCATCCCGGGGGAGACGAGCTGGACGGGGAGGCGGCCGGTCTTCTTCGCCGCGGCGACGGCGGCCTCGGTGATGCGGCCGGTCTCCTGGACGAGCTTGGGCATGACGGGACCTCCCTTGTCGAGGGCATGGCGGGTAGCGTGCGGCGGGTGGGATACGACGACGGCGAGTGCACGTCGCCGACGGGCGCGCACAACTTCGTGCTCGCCGAGCTCGCGCCCGGCGGGCGTGGCGGGCTCGCGATGGTCGAGAAGTGTGAGTGGTGCGACGCGACGGCCTACATGCCGTCAGCCGGCGACGACCCCCGCCGGCCGCCGCTCTAGAACCCGGGTCAGACCCCGGTCAGGACGCAGCCGCGAGCCGGGCAGCCTCGAACGCCGCGACCTCAGCGGCCGCGGCGGGCTCCCACTCGCCGGTGTTCCGGATCTCCGACCACAGGTAGTCGTCGCGGACCCAGTCGCCGCCTGGGGACTTCCGATCGGCCCGGTAGCCGCTGGGATACGTGCGCGCGTACAGATGGCCACCGCTCACGAGGGGGGTCCGCCAGTACCGCATGGTCTCAGTCTATCCGCGGCAGGCCGGGCGGCCAGGGCACCGAGTTGAAGATCTTCGCCATCTCCGCCTCCAGCTCCAGCCACCGCTTCGATCCGACTGGCAGACGCCGCTGCTCCTCGTAGATCAGGTGTGCGGCCTCGGCGGCGCGCAGGCTCGCGGCGGTGTGGAGCTGCACCTCGAACACGGTCCCGTCGGGCGCCCGCACAGCGAGGTTGACGCCGCGGTAGCCCGCCCCGGGCCAGCCGGCCGGTGACTTGACGAGCACGTACCCGGCCTCGGCCAGCGCGTCGCGGGCGCTCTGCCCGCCGCGCGCGTACTTCCGCCGCGGGATCACGATCGTGTAGCGCAGCGAGTCCTTGATCTTCTCGGCGGCCTCCGCGAGGTCGACGCCGGGGCGGGTGAGCTTGTCGACGATCGACGCCCGACTCTTCAGCCGGAACTCCAGCCGCTCCAGCCGCCCGCCCGCGGTGGCTGCGACCTCCTGAACGAGCTTCGTCACCGCGGGCTCGGCGTTCGTCGCCCGCGCGATGATCGCGTCCGCCGCGCGCTGGGCCGGATCGTCGTCGAGCCCGCGCGGCGCGCGAGCCGGCGGAAGCGGCGGCCGCCCAGCGGTCCCGCCCGGCAGCCGCGGCGGCTTCCCGGGCACCACCGAGTCCCGCCACCCGTCGTTCGAGCGACGTACGCCCCACTTCGACCGCGGCCACCGGCCCGCCAGCCACGCCTGGTAGCCACGCGGCCCGAGGATCGCCTGTTGCTCCCGCGGGGTCAGCCCGGCGAAGAACCCGTCCGCGTCCGGCGCCAACGGGCCCGGCTCCTCGATCCCGTCGAACCCGAGCTCGGTCCACGGCCGCACAACGGGCATCCGCGCGCACCGGCAGTTCTGGTGACCGTCCGGGCCCGGCACGTCGAGGTCGAACACCTGCCCGTGCATGCCCAGGCACGCCGGGCAGGTCCGCGTGGACAGCGACGCGAGCCACATCCAGCCCCGCAGGACCTCGGCGTGCCGCGCCTGCCCGGCCCGGGCGCCGGCCCGGTGCGCGTCGAGCATCTCGGTCCGCGCGATCGTCAGCGCCCGCGTCAGCCCGCCAGCGAACGGCTCCCGCGCCCGGGCCACCATCCGCCGCGCAACGACCCTCGGGTTCGACCCGGAGACCACGCCACGGATCAGCTCGCGCCGCATCACGTCGTACGCCGACGCCGACACCGGCCGCATCCGCGAGGTGATCTGCTGCGTCGACCTGGCCACGATCGCCTCGACCTGCCGCGGGTCGACACGCGCCCACGACTCCAGGTCGACCAAGCCGCTGCCCGAGGGGAGCTGGGAGTCGATGATCGAGGCCTGCGCGCCGCCGGCCATGTCGACCACGCGCCGCAGATCCTGGGTGACCCGGACGCCGGCGTACGCCGTGAGCCGCTCCAGCCGGTCGGCGACCTCGGCCAGCGCCCGCCGCAGCCGGGTCGCCATCAGCAGCTGGGCCACGGTGACCTGCTCGCCGGCGGTCAGCAGGTCGACCAGCAGCGCCGTCAGGTCCGTCGACGTCTCGTCCCACGCCATCGCCCACGCACGGATCAGGTCCCGCTCGACCTGATCGGTCAGCCTCCGCAGCTGCGCGTCGAGCTGACGCTGCAGGCGCCGGGTCTCACGCCTGCTCGCCATCGCCGGCGGCTACTGCTCGTCCTCGGGCCCGCCGTCGGGGTCGTCGAGCGGGTCCTCGCCGCGGTCGTGACGCCGCAGCAGCTCCTCGCCCGCGGTGCGGGAGCGGGGCGCGGGGTCCATCCCCGGCAGCCACTGGCCGTCCTCGTCGAACATCGCGTCGAGCAGCTCGTCGACGTCGTCGACCTGCAGCGCCCGCATCAGCAGCTGCGCGACCAGCCGCGGCGTGCCGAGCTTCCCGGTGGAGTCGGCCTCGACGATCGCCCCGACGAGCTTCACCGGGTCCAGCTCGTTGAGGTCGGGGAACACGACCTCGACCGTCGACTCGGTGCCGCCGGCCAGGGTGATGGTCTCCACCCCGGTCCGCGGGTCCCGCACCACCGTCCCGGACAGTGGCCCGCGCGGCGCCCGGACGGCCTGCTCGATCACGTAGGTCGTGATGGTCTGGATGACCGACCGCCACGTCGCGCGGCGCAGGTTCATCTCCCCGACGATGCCCTTGTCCATCGTCTCGGCGACCGCGCGCGCCCCGGTGACGCCCGGGTCGGCGAGCAGGTCGACCACCGAGACCCCGAGCGCCGCGGCCACGAGGCTGGCGAGCGGCTTCCCGGCGTCGGCGTCGATGGTCGCCCCGGACTTCGGGATGGCCTCGAGGTTCACGCCCGGGCCCATCGCGGCGACGTCGCCGACGGTGCCGGCGCCGAGCAGCGCCGCGTCGGCGTCGATGCGCGTGGGGAGCGCGTGCGCGAGCTTCTCCGCCGCCCGCCGCGCCTTGCTGGACCGGTCGCCGGTGAGCCGCCACGCGAACTTCGACAGGGCCTTCACCAGCTTCGCCCAGTCGGTCAGGATCCCCTCGTACGCCCGCGCCCACGGCAGCGCCGCGTAGACGTCCGGGATGCCCCACTTCCAGTGCGCCGGCCGGTTCACCGTCACGTGCAGCAGCGGCTGGTCCCACAGCACCGGGATCCCGTCGATGCTCTTCGGCCGCTGCGCCGGCCAGAACCGCAGGTCGGGGTGCAGCACCCGGCGGGTCTCCACCCTGGACCGGGTCAGGCCGGAGTAGCCGGGCTCGATCACGCGGACCGTGTAGGAGCGGGCGTAGAACCACACCTCGTCGCGGTCGTTCGGGTTGGAGATCTTGTCGGTGATCTCCTGGAACGGCGTGGTGCGGACCTGCACGCGGCCGGTGAGTGGGTCGGTGAAGAACGCGAACACGATCTGGCCGTCGGTGCCGAGCCCCCACTCGTTGGTCTCGGCCGCCTCGGACGAGGTCAGGGAGACCTGGTTGGACTGGTCATCCCAGAAAGCCTGCACGACCGCGTTGACGTCCTGGCCGCCCTTCGCGGCCTCCGCCTCGCCGGCCCGCGCCTGCACGGACACGCCCTGGGACCACACGTAGCCGACGCGGAGCTTCATGCCGCGCTTGATCAGCGGCGAGGCGATAGCGGCGACGCGGCAGTTCTCCACGATCCGCTCGAGGCCCTGGCGGGAGAACTCCTGCTCGAGCTGCATCGAGGCGAGCCGCCAGCCGCGTTCGTCGGCGGCGAGCTCGAGGTCGGAGATTGCCTCTTCGAGGACGCCGTTCCACTCGCGCACGGCGCCGAGCTCGACGACGAGGTCGTCGTACGACGGTTCGGGGGTGGTCTCGACGAGCGTCACCGCAGTCACCGCCTCTCGTGCGCAACTTCGGAGGATCTGGGCTGAGAGTGGGGGATCTTCAGCAGGTCACCAGTGGCTGATCGCGTAGTCCGCCAGCTCGTCGTCGAGGTCGTCCTCGTCGTACGTCTCGCCGGTTAGCAGCGGCTGCAGCAGCAGCCGGTTCAGCGCCTGCGAGTCCGCGTCGACCTGGTCATCGTTCGACCCGGACGGGAACGCGGCGTGCTCCTCGACGAACCCGTCCACCCACGGCGCCCACGGCTCACCGGTCGAGGGGTTGAGCAGCGCCGGATCCGGGAGCCACACGTTCCCGGCCTCGATGAACGGCGAGACCGCCTGCAGCCGCGCCGACTTCCCCTTGTTCCCGGGGTCCTCGGGGATGATCCCGCCGACCGTCATCTCGAGGCTGTTGATGACCGCCGTGCCGTTGGCCTTGTCCTCGACCAGCTTCGCGATCGCCTGGGGCCACTTCGCGGCGAACGACTTGAACCGGCGCCGGGTCTCGACGAACGACATCCGGCCGCGGACCTGGTCGAGCAGGTACGCCCGGGCGCCCCGGCGCATCCAGACCTGCCCGACGACGTAGTCGGAGGCGTCGGTGTCCTTGAACGCCATATCCCACGACATCAGCATCACGTCGTACTCGGTCACGATGTGCGCACCGTCATCGCGGACGATCCACAACGGGCTCGCGTAGTACTTCCACCAGTCGCGGTGCACGATGTTGCCCGACGGCGGGGACGGGTTGCCCTGGTACAGCGACTCCCAGTCCGCCGACCCGGCCTGGACCTTGATCTGCTCCCAGTCCTTCGCGGTGCGGGGCTGTCCGGTGCGCTCGTCGATCCGCGCCGAGACCATGTACTCGCCCGGCTCGCGCCCCAGGATGTCGGTCTCGCCGGCGTTCGGGTCGTGGTCGGCCTGGGCCGGGATGTTCACGACCCGCCACCGGTGCCCGTCGGGCCGCTTCAGCAGCCACCCGGCGAGGTCTTCCTCGTGCCAGCGGGTGAGGATCACGATCACCGGCGCGCCGGGGGCCAGGCGGGTGGACAGCGTGCTGGTCCAGTACCGCTGGACCTTCGCGCGGTAGACCTCGGAGTCCGCTTCCTCGCGGTTCTTGATCGGGTCGTCGATGACCATCACGTCGGCGGGCCGGCCGGTGATGCCGCCGCCGATGCCGACGCTGCGGAGGCCGCCGCGGTGCCCTTCGAGGGTCCAGTTCGAGACGGACCCGTTGTCGCGTGCGATGCGGATCCCGAGGTTCGCGGCGCCGTCGACGCCGGTCGAGGTGGTGATCCAGGACCGGACGTCGCGGCCGAACTCGATCGCGAGGTCCTTGCCGTAGGAGACGGCGACGACGCGGCGGCGCTTGTTGCGGGTCATCATCCACAGCACGCCGGCCTTGACGCGGGTGGTCTTCCCCTCCTGCGGGGGCATCGTGATGATCAGCCGGTCGCATCGGCCTGCGTCGACGTCCACCAGAGCGGAGTCGATGGCGTCGAGTGCGGGGGTCTGGCGGGTGGTGGGGTCGAGGTCGCGGGCGAGCTCGCCGGGCGTGGTCCAGGTCTTGACCGGGGCGCCGGTGTCGGCGGGGTCGGGGTCGCGGCCGCGGAGGCCGACGAGGCCGTCTTCGAGGAAGTCGATCCAGAGGTCGTCACGGGCGGCGGTGGACACGAGGTGGTCACCTACCTCGCGTGATCTACTCCTGACGCACAAGAACCCGCTGCGCCAGTGTCTGGGCATACGGGTTCTTGAGGGAATGAGACAACAAGAGGTTCACGCTTGTCAAGCAACGCCCCGCCACGCGTCGCCAAGGTCGATCAGCAGTCCCTCGGTCGACCGGGACCAGCGAACGCCGGCGGAATCGGTGAACGTCAACTCAATCGTCACGTCGTACTCGACCTCCCCAGCAAGGCCGAGTCGCTGAGGCATTCCCTCAGGCCGGTCGGTGCGAACCCCAACCAGCTTCGGCTCAAGGTCGGGTGGGAGCACCGGCATCGACGCGCCGCCGAGTGAGTAGGTCGTCACCTCGTAGCGCCCGGCGTACTTGGGCCGGACGTTCACGTAGACGTCGGCCTTGACCTGGACGACTGGCAGATCCGAAGCGTTTCGGAATGCGACGAACACCAGCGCAGGCTCACTCGACGCCGAGTCATGGATGTTCGACTCGTGATACGGGTGCACGCTATCTGGCCAGGCCGCGATCAGCCTGGCTTGTGCACGGCGCTGAGCAACGGACCACTGCTCCTCGCGATCGCTCTCCAGCCTGAACGCACCTGCCGCATAGACGCCCGCGACCACAGCTGCGACGAGCGTCAGCATCGAGGCGCCAGCCATGAACCACTGGGCCATTTCGGTCCGGGTCGTGCCGGCCCACCACCAGCCGAGTGCGGCGAGCGCGGCTGTGGCGACGACTGCAGCCAGGCTGAGGCCCAGCGCTACGCGCCAGCGGCGGGGACGCGGAGTACTGGGCCATGGAGCCATGTCGCCGGTCACGCGGCCATGATGCCGGTGAGCACGGACAGCCGCAGGCGTTCCAGGAACGCGGTCCTGCTAGGACTCGTCGTCGGCGTACGTCCGGGCCCAGTACTCGCGGTCGCGTTCCTCGAGGACGTCCTGGAGGTCGCGCCACGCCTCGACGTCGTCGACGCCGACTGGCTCGACGTCGGGCCTCTGCTCTGGCTGCGACTGGGTCACGCCTCCATGGTGCGTCGCGGCGCTCGCCAGCTCAACTGCTAGTAGCGGAGATGCAGCCCCCCGGGTCAGCGCTCGGACGGGGGCGTGTCCTTATGTTCGGCGCAGAGCCAACGGGTGCCGGCGTGGTCGAGGAACCGACCCCCGGCCTCGAACCCAGCGGTCTCGTTGGGGCAGTCCTTGACGACGCAGGGAATGACGTTGACGCTCATGGGCGGGTGCTCCAGTCAGTAGGCAGGATGTCGGCGTACGAATCCGCGATCGTCACAGGTCCTCCCGGTGACCACACGGCCAGTACACCCGGTGGGACGGGCCCGGGATCGCAGTGGTGTTCGGTGGCGAGTCGGGCGAGATCGGCGGCACGTCGATCTTCACCGTCTCGCCCTCGATCGACAGCACCGGGTCGCCGCACACCGGGCACGTGCCGATCGGCTTCCGTTGGGGCAGTCGGGTGGGTGCGCTCATGCCGTCTCCTTCTCGCGGGCCGCGTCGAGCTCGTCGAGGAATGCTCGCACGCGGTTCGGGTGGATGCCCATGCTCTTCCCCAGCGCGAGCGCCGGCTTGGTCTTGGTGATGCCCTTCGCGGCCAGCGCTGCGTAGAACCGCCGCGCCTGCTCCGCCCGCTCACGCCGGGCCCGCTCGACCTCGGCCTGCCGTACGACGAGATCCGCTGCACGGTCGGCCACGTCGGGCCAGTAGACCAGCGCAAGACCACGGACCGACTGCACCCGCCCGGCGAACGCCCGCACGACCGCGGCATGGCCACGGCCGGCGGGCTCGTCGTACGCCGGCACCCGCCCAGTGCTCTTCCCGTCCACCGTGGACGACCAGCGACAGCACGCCCGGACCTTCCCGGTGTCCATCCACTTCCGCACCGTGCCCGGCGCGATCACCGCACCGGTCTGCGTCGACGCCGCCTCCGCGGCCATCGTGATGTGGGTCCACCCGTCGCCGTTCGGGCCCGAGGTGAGGAGGTGGCGGCGTACCGCGTGGGCGTACTCGCCGGGCGTGTACCGGCGCCGGCACCCCAGGCACTCCCAGGACTGGCCCACGCTGGGGTCCTCGATGCCGCCCTGGCCGCGGCCAGCGCAGGCGTCGCACGGCCGGCGGGCCGCGGAGATCTCCGCGGTGGACGGCGGCCGAGCGGCGGCGAGCTCGTGAGGGGTCCAGCCGTGGGGATAGTCGCGGCCGCGGAGCTCGGGGTACGACGCGATCGCCGCGAGGATGGCGCGGCCGGCCGCGGCCCGGGCCTCCACTGCGACCAGGTGCGCCCGGGCGGGCGTGGTGTGGCGGCACGGCCGCGGGTCGCCGAAGCGGCGGACCAGGGGGCGGTCGCACTCGAAGCACGGCACGCCGCGGTCGGGCTCGTGCTCGTCGTGGAGGATCGCCTCGAGCTGGCGGCGCAGCGCGGTGATGTCGGCGGCGAACCCGGGCCAGTCCGGGCCCGCCGCGGTGCCGTGGGCGCCGGCTTGGGCCATGTCGTTGAGGTGGTCGGCGAGGTAGTGGGTGATCGCGGTGACCGGCGCCCGGTCCGTGGACCTGGCGGTGTGGCCGAAGTGGGCGCGCCACTGGTGCTCCCAGCTGACCAGTGGGAGCAGCAGGGGGACCACGTCGTCGGGGCGGTGGGTCTCGTTGAGGTCGGGGGACCAGATGAGGTCGGGCCCGTCGGCGCCGGCGCGGGCCATGACGACCATGGCGTCGCCGCCGGGGATCCGAGCGGAGGGGACCGCGAGCCCGTCGCCGCGTGCGGCCTGCCAGCGGAGGTGGCGGGCGAGCCAGCGGATGTCCTCGAGGTCGCGCCTGACCTCGCCGATGCAGGTGGGGCAGGTGAGGGGTTGGGCGTGGGTGGTGTGTTCGCGCTGGCAGATGACGCAGTGCGGCTGTTCGCAGGGGATGAGTTCGTCGGGGTCGGCGCCCTGGTCGTCGGGGCGGCGGACGCGGATGACGCGGGTCTTCGTCTCGCGGTCGTAGTGGCAGGCCGGGGTCGTCCGGTCGCCGGTGCTGGTTGCCGGGGTGTGGCGGGTGGTCACGCGGGTCCCTCCAAGGTCGAGCTGGTGCCGGTCTCGGGCTTGCGTGGGTGGTGCGGCAGGTTGGTGATGCGGTACACGCCGTCGGCGTCCGGCTCGGGGAGGACGCAGCCGGGCATGGGCCGGATCGGTGCTGCTGCGTACGCTCGGCGGACGAGGTCGTCGGCCTGCCGCCGCAGCGCGGCCTGCACGGCGGCGCGGAGCTCGTCGGACATCTCGGTCATGCGTGCTCCTGGCAGGGGTGGGCGAGCAGCAGCCGCGGCACCGGTTCGCACATCGCGCGTTCCTCGACCCACGAGCAGTCCGTGCAGCCCCACGCCGCGGGGAGGGTCTCGTGGCAGCCACGGCAGATGTGCGCGACCACGGTGGTGGGCACGGTGGTGGGCACGGTGCCGGCGTCGAGCGAGTCACGGACCTCGACCGGGACGGTGTCGGCGTGCCGGCAGGTGGCGGGCAGGGTCATCGGTTCTCCTGCGGCTGTCGGCGAGCGTGGCTACGGTCGGGTGGATGCGGCAGTCGGGTCGCACGAGGAGGAAGGGCGGCGAGATGAGCGCTGGCGATCTCTACGGCGAGTTCGAGAATCTGGACGTCACCAGATCGGTCACGGTCAACGGCGGTGTGCGCGGTGCGACGATCCACGGCGGAGCAGCCCTCACCGTGAACGGCGCGTTCGCAGGGCGCCTGGTCGTCGAGGATGACGCCGTGCTCAGCGTCAACGGGGCCTTCGAGCCTGGAGACGTCTCCAACGACGGCGTCATCATGGTGGCGGGCGTAACCGGGGTCGCGTTCTCCCAGTTGGACGACATGGGAACCTTTGCCGTTGCGGTCGGCTCGCTGGTTGAGCACTCCAAGGTCGTGCACGAGGACGGATCCCTTGAGTCGTTCGTACGTGGCGGAGACCTGACGGTCGACAGCAACAGGCTGTGCATCTGGGTTTCCGAGCAACGGAGATTCGTCCCCCAGGCTCAGATGCAGGCCGACATCGAAGCCGGTCAGCGATGAGCGACGACAGGCCGTGCGGGCTCTGCGGCAAACCCGTGCGGATCGACCAGGTCGCCCGGCCACGGAAGATGGCTGAGCGTGAGCAGTCGTTCGGTGAGCAGCGTGTGTGCACCAACCCAAAGTGCTCGGGGCACATCGAGGGCAGAGGACACCTCGTCTAAGCAGGGTCATGCTTGGGTCGACGTCGGCGACCGAGAACCCCCGGACCCGCGGCGTCTCGTAGGCGGGATCCGCGGCCGCCTGGTCGTAGATCCGTTCCGGCCCACCCGACCTGACGACCGACGGTGTGCGGGTCACCCGCCACTGGAAAGCGGGCAGCGGGGGAGGCTCGTGCGGGTCGGCGGTGCCGCTCATTCGGTGCGCTCCCATCCGGCGTCAGCGAGCAGCTGCGCCAGCACATCGGCCGGCGGCGTCCACAGCCCGAGCCGGCCCTTGCACGGGATCGGCTCGGGGAGCGGCCGCGGGTTCTCCAGCACCAGGTGCACGACGTCGCGGCGGGTGCGGCCGCCGTGCTCGGCGTACGACGTCTCGGCCCACCGCGAGTCACAGCAGGCGGGCTGTTCAGGCCAGCGGGCGACCGACTGCGCTGCGTGCACGCCGACCAAGTCGACCACGCCGATGATCGCGCCAAGTGGGCGGATCACGTCGAACCCGGGCCGCCGGTCGTCACGCGCAGTGACCGCCCCGGTCGGCCAGCCGTAGCGGGTCCCGCAGCGCGTCCCACACGAGCCCTGAGCGTCCGCCTCGATCGGACCAGCGCGCACCGGCGTGGATGGCGAGCAGGCCCCGATACGACCACGCTTGAGTCCGGTTCTCGACGTCCTTCCCGCCGTGCACGATCGCCCACGCCCACGGCTGCTGCACCGTCAACGCCTTCATCGGGTCACCGCCGCGCGAACCGGACTAGTCCACTGAGCCTCGTCGTCAGCCCACCGGGTCCACGCCGCACACCCGAGATGCGTGACCATACGACGTGCACGCGCCGACCTGTACCTGTTCGCCACCCGAGTAGCGGAGTGGATCCCGCACAACAGCCCGGAGAGCCCCCGGACCGTGAGGAAGCTCGAGCGGTGGATAGACCGAGCGGAGTTCGCTGGGAGTGTCGTCGCAGCCCTGCTGCGGCTGCTGGGCCTGGGGTGAGTCACGGGGTCTCCTGGACGTCGAGGTCGAACAGGCCGGCCAGCGCGGCGGCCTCGGCGCGACGTGTCGCCGCGCGGGTCTGGGCGTGGTGAGCGCGGTCGTAGTGCAGGTGGCACCCCTGGCACATCGCCCGCAGGTTGCCGGGGTCGCAGTTCTCCGGCGTGTGGTCGAGGTGCGCCGTGGTGAGCACCACGCGGGAGCCGGTGCCGTACGCCGGCTCGCCGTGCCGGTTCCGGCAGCGGTCGTCGGTGTCGAGGTGCAGGTAGGGGCGGCCGCACTCGCCGGTGCACTCGCACCGCCAGCCGGCGCGGTCCTTGATCGCCTGGCTGATCGCGGGCCAGTCGGCGGGGTAGCGGCCGCGGTTCTCAGGACGGATCGGCATCAGACGCCACTCCCGTCGCGGACCTGTCCGAGCCGCGACTGTCTCGCGCCCGGTAACATCGACGGACCTTCGGCGCTGACACCGGAGGAGAGAGAAGTGCGCGGCCCTACCGAAGCCTCTGTGCGGACGTCCGGCCCCGCAGCCGTCTCGGTAGGGCCAGTGTCAGCGCTGGCCCCACTAAGGACGGGCTCGAGCTCGGACGCCAGGTGGTCGCCGTCGTGGCCGACCGGAAGAACGCACCGGAGCCGGTAGCCGCCCCAGACGTCGTACGCCGGGCACACCGGCAGGGGGCGGCTCATGACGTGGCCTCCTCGAACAGGCCGCCGGCCGGGATCCGGTCGGCCGAGTACGTGAGCGTGGCGTTGACGCCGGCGTCCCAGACCAGGAGCACGCACCCGAACGGCGGCCGCTGGTTCGGCCCGACGGCGGTCTGCCCGGGCTTGAGGAACCTCATCCGGCCGGGCAGGAACTCGCACCGCAGCGGAGACCCGGGCCGGTCGCGGTACGGCTCGACCATCAGCTGCCACCACGACTGCTCGGTCCGGTTCGCCGGCAGCAGCATCGTGATCCCCGACGTCGACGCCCAGCACGCCCATGCCTTCCGGATCCACGGCGCGATGTCGGAGTAGGGCGGGTTGCACCAGACGCGCTCTCCGGACCAGTCCTGAGCGGTGCCGTCGTCCTTGCGGGTCCAGTAGCGGTCGCACTTCGTGTTGTGGGCCGCGGCGGCGACGTCGACCGTGAACGGCCCGTACCGGTCGCTGAAGTCGGCGAAGTCGAGCGGGTGCGTCGCGCGGTCGTCCACTTCGTCGACGTCGGCCGGCCAGCGTCGCGAGGTCTGCTGCGGATGCGCCTGGGCGCGGAAGCCGGAGAGCGCCACTACTCGACCTCCCCGCAGTTCCGGCACCTGACGAACAGCCCGGCACCCGAGAGGCCGGACATGCCACCCCAGCGGTGGCGGATGCCCCAGCGGGCTGGGCATGCCTCGCGGGCGATGAGCCGCCGAGCCCGGCGGACCCGGCGCGCGGTCAACGGCCGGGTCACGACGCGGTCCCTTGGTCGAGCTCGCCCGCGATGACCGACCCGCCGCGGCCGCGGCGCATTGCGTCGACGAACGCAGCCAGCACCACCTCCACCACCTGCGCCGGCGTGCTCCCGGCCGGCATGCCGCGGCCCGCCTCGAGCGCATCCCGCAACCACCCCAACACCAGATCCGCCTGACCCTGCTGCACCTCCACAGCACGGCTGGCGATCCCCAAACGACCCATCGCCTCCAACACCCCACGCAGCTCACGCTGCTGCTTCAACCACGCGACACCCGCCGGCGAGTCCAACGGCAACGGCCCACGCCCACACGACTCGCACGGGTCACCCGGACCGAGCATCGCGCCGAGCAGATCCACCGCCTGACGCATCTGCCCGGCCAGCAGCTGCAACTCCCCGATCGGGTCGCTGACTGGCGCCGCGCTGGTGTTCCAGATCAGCCGCGACCGCAGCTCCTCCGCAGCCGCCTCCGTCCGCCGCTCCGCCGCCTTCGCCCGACCAGCAGCAGTCAGCCCATGGTTCGTGCAGATCGACGCGCCCGGGTGCGGGTTCTTCCGACACCGCTCACCAGCCCGAGTCTTCGCCGCCGCCGAGCACCGAGGCCGGCCACACAGCGGGCACGGCCCGCCGCCGGGCGCGGCCTGACCATGAGCACGCGACGAGCACGGCCCGTCCTTGAGGGCGCCGACCATCACGCACCGTCCTTGCGGCCGATCGCGCCCTCACGGAGCAGTGAGTCCCGGCGGTTCCCGTGCCGACGGGAACCACTCGCGCGGAGGGCTCGCAAGTGGTTCCCCTCCGGAGGAGAGGGGAACCGGGGAACCACTTGCTCGCTGGATGCCCTGGGACCGGTTAGGGAACCACTTGGGGAACCACTGAGGGAACCACCTGAGAGGGTGGCGTCGAGGTGGTCAGTCGTGGTGCTGGACATGGTCGTCCTCGGCCTCTCGGTAGTGGGCGATGGAGTGGTGGAGGTGGCTGCGGTTGCGGCCCTTCATGACGGAGACGAAGCCCTCTGAGACGAGGGTCTTGATGGCTTCGGCGACGATGGTCGGCTTGCCGCCGATCGCGTCCTTGATCTCGTTGCCGGTGCACTGGTCGTTGTCCTCGACGTAGCGCGAGATGCGCTCCATGACGCGGGTGTAGCGCTTGTGGCCGTCGGCGTCGGTGGGGGCGTCTTCGCGTACGACGGCCCAGCGGCTGACGTGGGGTTCGCGGGAGTCGAGGACGAAGGTGCCGAGGTACTTCCCGCCGGGGATCTGCTTGCGGAGCTCGCCGGCGGTGTCCTTCTCGACGAAGAGGCTGATCTTGCCGACCTGGCCGGGGGCGGGCTTGATGCGTTCTTCGGCGCGGATGTAGGAGCCGCGGACGGCGCGCTTCTTGGCGATTGAGCCGATGGCGAAGCCGGTGGCGCGGGCTTCGGTGGACTTGGGGAGGTGGTCGATGAAGATGACGCAGGTGCCGGCGTCGGCGGGGCGGGAGATGAGGCGGAGGCCGCCGGTGAGTTCGTCGCCGTCGTTGGAGTTGAGGCCGAGCATGGGGAATACCTCGCCGAGGGAGTCGAGGAGGAACACGTCGGGGGCGTTGGTGGTGATCTCGGTGATGGCGTTGCGGAGCTGGTCGCCGTCTTCGGGGTCGTAGTAGCGGAAGCGGGTGCCGTCTGCGATGGCTTCGGGGTGGGCGCCGAGGAGGAGGAGGCGTGCGGCGGTGTGGTTCTCGCCGTTGTGGTCGACGTCGACCATGGCGGCGGTGCCGCCGGTGTTGAGGGCTTCGACGATGGCGCACTGTGCGAGCCAGGTCTTGGCGGTCTCGGGGTCGCCGAAGACGCCGTTGACCTTGCCGGCGTAGAAGAGGGCGTGGCCGGCGTCGTGTCGGACCCAGCGGGGTGGTTCGATCTCGGGTGCTTGGCCGGTGAGGACCCAGGAGAGGTCTTTGTAGCCGGAGGCGGCGCTGGTGGTGGTGGCGCCGAACCGCATGACGGTCTGGTCGAGGCGTTGGAGTGCTTCGCCGAGGTAGGCGTCGATCTGGTCGATGCGGGCGTTGTTGACGATCTGGCGGAGGCCGGTGGCGAGTTCGTCGACGTCGCGGAGGCGTGCGGTGTCGCGGACGATGCGGGCGTGCTGGGGCGCGAGGGTGTCGTTGGGGAGGTCGCGTGCGCGGTCGGCGACGATGTCGGTGAGGGCGCGGATGGCTTTGACGTCGCGGGTGCGGACGATGGCTTCGTTGAGGAGGACGGAGTCGGGTGGGACGCCGTCGCGGGTGTGGAGTTGGTGCCAGGTCTCCCAGATGAGCTGGTGTTCGGGGAGGTAGAAGTCGTCGGGGTCGAGTTCGGTGGCGAGGAGCTCGCCGGGGTGGGTTTCGTGGTCGCGGGTGGGGGCGAGGAGGGCAGCGAGGATGGCGCGTTCGGCTCCGAGGTCTTGGGGGGCGCGGCGGCCGTCGTAGTCGGGGTCGAACGGTGGGTCCACTGGGTGGAGGTGACGGGGTGGTGGTCCGTCGTGGGTCACGCGGTGCCTCCGTGCCTGGCGTGATGTGTCCCGGCCGGCGGTGGGGGAGTCCGGCGGGTGGTGCTCGGTGTTGCGGGGTGGTGCTGGGGTGCGCCCGGGGAGCAGGTGCGCCGCCCGCGGGAAAGGGGTCGCGGGCTTGGTGGGCGTCCTTGCCTGCCGGGTTCCGGGTGTCGCGGGCCGGGCCGGCTGGGTTTGACTCCCCGGGCGCTGGTCTCAGGCGGCCGGGTCGGGCTCGGGGGTGGTGAAGGGGTCGGGGATCGCGGTGGCGGGGAGCTGGCCCTCCGGGGCCTCGTACTCCCAGGGCTCCGCGTCGTCGTGCGGCTCGTCTCCCTCCAGGTCGTCCTCGTGCTCCTCGCCGTCCGGGTCGTGCTCCTCGCCTTCGCCGTCGGGGAGCTGGTCCTGGACGCTGTGTCGGGGTGCGGCTTCGAGGAGCCCGCAGACGTCGCAGATCGGGTTGTCCTGGGAGGCGTCGACGGGCAGGAACGGGTGCGGCCGGTGGGCGGCGCCGGCGGCGACCACGCCGGCGACGGTCGGCTCGGCGCCGGTGCCGTCGAGCTCCTGGTCGATGGTGGCCTGGGCGCCGGTCTTCTGCCGGTTGAGGTAGACGGTGCGCTGGAGCTCGCGGAGGTGCTCGGCGAGGTTGTCGTCGGTGGCTGGTTCGATGCCGTCGATGACGTAGGTGACCTTCCGCTTGCCCTTGAGGTTGGGGCCTGCCTTGTCGACGACCTGGAGGTCGACGATGGCCATGATGTGGGTGCCGACGCCGTGGAAGTGGTCGCCGATGAGGTCTTCGGTGAAGCCGGTGCCGTCGAGGCCCTTGGTGCCGATGCTGCCGTGGGTGTCGGTCATGCTGCGGTGTCTCCTGACTGGTCGGGTGTTGCGGTGGTGGTGGGGTGTGCTTGCTCGTAGGCGTCGATGAGCCGGCCCGGGACGCGACCAGTGCGGATCTGGTCGATGAGCCCCTGGGCGAGTGCCCATGCCTTGACCTGGGCCGCGGTCACGCCGAGCGCCGTCAGGCGGTCGGTGCCCGGTTCGCCGCCTCTGGGCCGGACCTGGTAGCCGGCGTCGACGACGATCTGGCGCACGGTCTCGGCGCGGATCCGGTACCGGGTGCCGAGGACGTGGCTGGACTCGCCGCCGTCGATGTACGCGGTGACGATCTCGGCGCGCTGGGTGTCGGTGAGGACGGTTGCTCGGGCGAGGTGCGCGGCTGGGCGGATGGTGACGCCGGCGTCCTTGAGGATGGCCGTGATGGTGTGGCGTCCGTGACCGGTGTCGCGGGAGATCTTGCCGATGGCGGCCTGGTCGACGACGTAGCGGCGCACGATGGTTTCGCGGTGCTGGTCGGTGAGGTGGAGCTTGTTGCGGCCGCCTGAGTGGGTGGCTCGGTCGTCGCGGCGTGCGATGCCGTGGCGGTCGAGGATGTCGCGGACCCGCTTCGGGCCGATGCCGTGGCGGCGGGCGATCGTGGGCGCGGTGTCGCCGGCCTTGTACTCGCGGATGATGGCTTGCTCGTCGACGGTGACAGCGCTCGATCGGCGCGAGCGTGGGGCGCGGCGGGCGGCCGGCCGCCGTCCGGCTTCCCCTTCCGGGTCGGCGGCCGGCCGGTCGGGGCCCGCGCCGGCGCCGTCACGGGGGAGGGCGGGCGCCGGCGCGGGGGTCTGTGGGTGGTTCATCTCGACGAACAGGTGGAGGGCCTCGATCGCGGCGATTGCGTTGAGGCGGAGCAGCTTGATGGCGGGGTGGTGGTGGGTGGCGGTGTCGCGTAGGACGCGTGCGGCGTGCTGGATCTGGGCGTCGAGGTTGCCCTCGGGGGTGTAGGCCGGGCTGGTGTTGGTCGGGCCGGCGGTCGCCGCAGGGCGCGTCTCCTGGGCGACCGCCGGGTCCTTCATCTCGGCGGTGGAGGAACCAGCGCCAGCCGCCTCGGCTGGATCCGCGCTGGTCGCTACGCGCGGTGCGCTAATCCGCGTCGTGGGCTGGCCCTGCTTACCCTCCGTGGGCAGTTCTGGGGTGTCGTCGACGCGGAGAGCATCGGCGTGGACGTGGTCGTCGGGGCGGGTGATGCGGTCGGTGGCGTCATCGAGTGCTGCGGCGGCTGCGGTGACCTTCGGGTCGGTGGCTTCGAGGTCGGCGAGGTCGGCGCCGAGGCGGGTGTTGTCGGGTGCGGAGGCGGGTGCGGTGAAGCGGCGTTCGATCTCGTCGTCGGGGAGCTGCTGGTAGGGGCCGTGTCGGCGGGCGGTCTTCGGCGTGGTCTTCGGGGCGTCGCCGCGGCAGGTGGGGCAGGTGTCGTTGTTGTCGAGCTGGCCGGACTTCTGCCCGCATGTCTTGCAGTGGGGGGTGAGGGCGTCCCAGTCGAGGCCGCTGGGCTTCTTCGCGCGTGGCTGGTGGGCGCGGCGGTAGCCGTGCTCGTCGGCCTTGGGGAGGGGTCGGTGGCCGGTACCGGCGACGTAGGCGGTGGCGTTGCCGAGGTTGGTGACCATCAGAACCCCGCTGCATGGCCGGCTGGGCTCGCCTCGAGCTGGTCGGCGACGTAGACGGCGAGGGCGTAGGCCTGCCACATGTCGGCGGCGAAGCCGTGGAACCAGCCCGGGTTGGCCTTGGTGCCCTTCCCGCGGTTGGGCTCGCCAGGCGCGAACCGGTCGACGAGGGCCTGGATGATGTTGGAGTCCTTGGCCTTCGAGGAGTGGCAGTGGTGGAGCTTGATCGGGTGGCGCTTCACGAGGTCGGGCTCGTGGCCGGTGCGGAGTCGGCTGGACTCGGCGAACCGGCCGATCCAGACGCAGGTCTCGAAGACGTCGGCGCCGACGGACATGCCGTAGGAGGCGATCATCTCGATCGCGACGTGCTCGGCGGCCTGGCCGAGTGCGTTGCGTTGGAGTCCGATGCGGAGCTGCTCGTTGGGGAGCTTCGCGGCGTGGATGGGTCGGTGGGTGGTGGCGTGGATGAGGGCGTAGGCGGACTCGGTGTTGCCGGGGTCGATGGCGAGGATGTTCATCGTGGGTCTCCTCCTGGTGGGTTGCGGAAGCCGCCGGCGGCCCACCAGGAGATGGCGATGGCGGTGAGGATGATGGCGAGGCCGAGGTAGGGGTTCATGTCGGGTTGCCGCCCGTCGACGCACCGGTCGGTGTGGCGACAGGGCAGTCACGGTCGTGGTGCGCGATCAGCAGCAGGTGAACCACCGCGCCGCAGCGCCGACAGCGAGCGTGGTCGGCGCTCAACTCGGGTGCGGTCGGACTGGACAGCGCAGGGGCGATGACGTTCAGGTACTCCCAGATGTAGACGCCGTACCACTCGGCGGAGCAGTCGTAGCACTCTCCGGCGATCCGCCGGTTGGGTCGCCACCCGCGCTCGATCTGCCGAACCCACCACGCACACCGCTCGGAGCGGGTCGGCGGGGCGTCACCCCAGAACGCGTAGTGGTCCGCGACCGCGGGCGGCTTCGGGCTGTCGTAGGCGACCCACTTGCCGCCCCCTCCACCCGTCTTGCCGACGTGGGCAGTCTCGGCCGAGTTGAGGTCAGCCATCGGTCGTCTCCGTTCCTTCGGCCCGGCCCGGCGCACGGCCGTCGCGGAGCCGGTCGGCGGCGTGGTTGAGGGCGCCGCGGCGCGCGGCGTCGCCGTGGGCGTGGTGGTGGAGGGCGGCCTGGTCGTGGAGCCAGGCGAGGATGCGCCCGCGCTCCTGCTCGCGGCCGAGCTGGATGCCGGCCTGGTGGCAGTGCTCGGTGTGGGAGTGGATGACGCCCTCGGAGTAGCCGCAGTTCTCGGGGTTCTTCACCGGGCCACCCCCAGGACGGCGGCGGCCTGCTCGACCTGGTCCCACAGCGTGCGGTCGCCGCGGTGGCGGTCGGGGTGGGCGGCGGCGCGCGCTCGGCGGTAGGCCGCGCGGACCTCGTCCGTGCACGCCTCCGCGCGGAACTTCGCAACCGGCTCCAGCTGGTAGGAGCCGATGATCGACCACGCCTCGTCGGAGGTCATGTGGGAGGCGGGTATCGCGCGGCCGGCCGGGAGTGCCTTGAACCCGGCGTACTGCTGGCCGGTCTCGGTCGCGCCGTACCGGTCGACAGCGCGGAGCGCTTCGAGGGTGAGCGCGATCGCGCGGACGTTGTGCATCCAGACCTTCGGGGCGACCTCGCCGCGCTCGGTGGACCGTCGGTAGGGAAGCGCGTTGTACCGGTCGCACCGGTAGAGCAGCGGCCCGTGCTTGGACTCCATGGCGAGCACGACGGCGGGGTCCGAGGCGACCGCGGATGCGCGGAGCATCCCGTCGAGACGGATGTCCTGCTCACGGACGTCGACCTCGATGACGAGCTCGCGGCCCTTGAGGTGCTCGATCTCGCGCTCGAGGAGAGTGAGGGTGTCGGCCCAAGTGGAGGTGAACTGGGACCTGGAGCGCCGGGACGTGTTGAACCAGGTGCGGTCCGAGAGGGGGCGGGTGGTGTACCTCATCGGGCGCCGTCCTTCGTGGTCGTGGTGCCGAGGATCCGGTCGGCGGCGGTGCCGGCCCGGGCGAGCCGGTACTCCGCCATCCCGGCGCGGCCGCCGCGGAGGAGGCGGATGGCGTCCTTGCAGGCGACGTCGATGAGCTGGTCGGCGGTCGCGGCCCGGTCACGGGTGGCCACCGCGGCGGCGGTCTCCTGGCAGTGCAGGGGGACGGCGAGGGCGCTCATGCCGCCACCACCTCTCGGTGCGCGCCCGCGCACGCGTCGGTGTGCACCGGCCACGCCCCGCAGCAGCCGTCGTGGTCCTTCCCGACCTTGTCGAAGAACTCCCGCAGCCCCTTCTGCTGCTGCCGGCGCCACGTCTCCTGATGCGCGTGCAGCGTGGGGAGCCGCCACCGCGCCATCTCCGGCCACGCGCCGAGCAGCTTGAACAGCAGCCGGACGCAGGCGATCGCGTCGGCGGCGGCGTCGTGCGCGGCGTCGGCGGGGAACACGACGCCGTAGTGCGCGCAGAGGCTGGTCAGGGTGCGGTCGGTGGTCCCGCAGCCGCCACACTTCCACTTGCCGCCACGGCAGCCGCCGCACACGTGCACCGGGGTCTCCCGGTCACACTCCGCACCGTCCGGGCTCTTGCGGTAGCAGGTCTTGCGGTACTGGTCGAAGGCCTTCTCGATCACCATCGGGTCCACCACGCCCCGCAGCCCGGCCGGCCGCACCGACAGCGGGTCGACGTCGTACCGGGCCGCCTCGTGCTCGAGGAGGGTGAGGTCGTACGCGGCGTTGTGCACGACCAGCGCCTGCTCGCGCAGGATGCACCCGGCGGTCTGCATGCACAGGTTGAAGATGGCGGCCTCAGCGGGCATGGCTCGGACGGCGCCGGTGGGGGCGGCCTGGAGTGCCCATCCGGGCTTCGCGCCGTGCTGGGCGAGGGTGGCGTGGATGCGGTCGTTGGTGTAGCCGTGGACGGCGGCAGCCTCGTCCGGGATGTCGACGCCGGGGTCGATGAGCCAGCGGATCGGCTTGGGCCTCTGGCCGGGGATGCGGTGGACGACGGCGGCGGTGACGATGCGGGCTTGGGTGGGGTCGGGGCTGGTGGTCTCGGTGTCGAGCGCGGCGAACGGCTGCTCCCACCACTTCGTGGCGGCCATCAGGACTGCACCCCCCGCCGCAGGTCCGGAGTGGGGAAGCGGAAGCTGCCTGCGCAGGTGCACGCGACGGCGGGGTCTTGGCAGTCGTGGGCGGCTCGGAGCCAGCGTCGGAGGTTGGACAGCGCGACGCGGGGTGATCGGCCACGGATCTGGGGGCCATGGCTCGCCCGCCAGGGCTTGCGCCGCAGGATGCCCCAGCCTCGCCACCAGACGTCTTGGCGTCGTTGCATGGCGAGGATCGCCTGCCGGTCCCGGTTGCGGGAGTCCCAGAGCACCCGCTCGAGCGGGGTTGCGACGTACGACGGCCGCGTCATGCTGCGGCCCCCGTCCCGCCCTGCAGCAGCCCCAGGTAGTGCCGCAGCTCGCCCGCCGACGCGTCGTCCGGGATCAGCCCGCCCATCCGGGCAGGGAAGTCGTCCTGCAGCTGGCTGGCGGTCATGCCCTGCCGGCCGGCCTCGAGCACGATCTGCTGCCACACCGCGTCCGCATCCTCGTCGACGACCACCGCGTCCGCGACACCCTCGGCGTCCGGCTGCGGCTCCTCGACGCGCGCGGCCGCGCCGGCCTGAGGAGCGCCGGAGGCCGTGATCTCGTGCGCACGGCGCTTGAGGTGCTCGTCCAGGCCCTGGGTGAGGTGCCCCGCATCGTTCGCGCGAGTCCACAGCCCCCGGACCTCCTCGACCGTCGTGGCGTCGGCGGCGAGCGCGACGTAGTCCGGACCCGCGGCAGCGAGCGCCGGCCGGTCCCCGACCGGACCACCCGTCAGCACCGGCGCCGCCACCCGACCGCGGCCGGCCATCAGCTGCGCGGGGGTCACGTCGATCTCGATGATCGGCACCATGAAGTGCCGCGTGACCGCCTTGGAGCCGGAGTTGTCCACGCTGGTGCGCTGCTCCAGCGCCAGCCAGCCGTCGACGTAGCCGCCGGCCTGGGCGAGGAACTCAGCGACGTCGGGCAGCTCGGCGGCGGCGTTCCAGCCCTTTGTTTCGACGCGCCAGACCCCGACGCCCTCGACGTCGCGGAGGACGACGTTGAGGCGGGTGGTGGGCTTCTCGGTGGCCTCCTGGTGGAGCGCGTCCTCGGGGTCGCACGGCTCGTCGGTCAAGACGTTCGTGCGGCCGTCGCAGCGGTGGACGCACCCGGACTTGCGCCAGGCCTCGAACCACTGGGTGACGGGCTGGGGCGGGACCATGATCGGGAGGCGGCGGGAGTCGGTGATGACCTCGAAGGCGGGGGAGCCGCCGGCAGGGGTCCAGGGGTGGACCTCGCCGCCGTAGAGCTCGGCGACCTTGTTGAGGAGTGGCTCGCTGGCGGAGGTGAGGCGGAAGCGGTCGAGCTTCTGGGGCTGGCCGCGGTCGCCCTTCTGGCCGAGGCGGATTCGGCCGAGGGTGCGGGAGCGCTTCTGGAGGTCGAGGATGGGCATGATCAGGAGTCCTTCTGGTCGTCGAGGAGTCGGTCGATGGCGGCCGCGATGAGCGCGCCGGCCTTGACGAGGTCGCGGATGCACCGGTCGTCGCAGTCGTCGTGCGGCTCGTCGTGCGCCGGCTTGAACGTGGAGAGGTGCCAGGGCCACAGGTGCGGCTGGACCTTGATGTAGGCGAGGGCGGCGTCGAGTAAGTCGCTGTGCGAGTGCGCGCGGTCGTGGTCCGGTGTGTAGCCCTCGTCGACGATCTGGCGCTCGCGCTCGGCGCGGATCAGGTCGACGCCCAGGTCGGTGTGGTCGTACATCAGGCCACCGCCCCGCGGGCCTCGGCCGGCGCGACGAGCGCCTTCCCGATCACCGACTCGTCGGCCTTCGCCGACGCGATCCGCGAGGACCACTCATCGACCATCTGTGCGTGACGGAAGTAGGAGTACTCCAGGTCCCCGCACCGCGCCGGGTAGACCCGGTAGCCCTCCGGGCGCAGGTGCAGGATCACGCCGACCTCCGCGGTCGCCGGCATCGGGACCCGCTCACCGGAGCGGAGCCAGCACACCTCGGCGTTCCGGTAGGCCGACATCTGCAGGCCCGCCTCCGGGTAGACGCCGTGAACGTGACCGGCGGACGTGACCCGGTTCCACTCGCCGCCGGTCTTGGTGTCGCCCATGACGTCGACGCCCGGGTCCACGGCGTAGCCCCGGCCGCGGAGCATGTCGCCGATCAGGCCGGCGCCGTCGATGATGTAGTCGAGCGTCCCGGCGTACCCGTGGACGGGGTTCGCGACGACCATCTCCGAGGCCTTCCAGACCGGCTGCCAGTCGGTCTCGAACTGGTGGAAGTGCTCGATGAACGGCGCGAGCTCGGGCCCGTTGAGCGCCCACTCCTGGTCGCCGACGCGCACGCTCGCGGGCGGCGGGGTGCCGAGGAGGCGGGACTCGATGATGGCGTGGACGGCCTTGCCGACCTCGGCGCGCTCGTCCTTCTTCCTGGTGTGCGCGCGGGTGATCCACGACCGCAGCTCGGCGAGCTGCTCGGGCCGCCGCAGCGCGGCGACCAGCAGCGGCACGGCCTCGATCGCGGCGTCGGTGCAGGTGTTCCCGGCCCAGTGCACGAGCGCCGGCTTGGGGACGCCGCCGCCGAGGATTGTGGTGACGGAGCGGAGCCGGTCGCCGGTGGCGTGGTCGGCGTAGTAGCCGTTGGTCTGGCGGGCGGGGATGGGGCCGCGGGTCTGCTGTTTCTTCTGCAGCTTGTGGTCCATCGGCCGCCGGTCGGGGATGGCGGGTGCGTCGTCGCTCTGTACGTGCAGCGGGCCGGTCTGCTCGGCCTCGTACGGGTCGCTCATGCTGTGCCTCGCTCTCCGGTGCCGGCGCAGGCCGGGCAGGTGATCCACACGTCGAGGCCGGTCATCCAGTCGCGGACCTCGACGAGGCACTGGCCCTGGCAGGAGGGGCAGGTGTCGAGGTCGTGGGGGCGGGTGGTGTCGAGGTGGTCGCACGGGTCGTACGCCGGCGGCGGCTCGAGGACCTTGGTGGGCTCGGCCGGGGCCGGTCGGGTGGTGGTGGGGTGGCCGGGGAGGCGGAGGGTCTCGGTGGCGGTCATCACGCGTCACCACCAGCCGTGACGCGTCCGACCTTCTCGACGAGAGCACGTGTGGAGCGCCGGTCCGTCTGGCACCGCTCGCTCGCGCACCAGGCGACTCCGACTAGCTGGCCCTCGGGCTTCACTGACGAGACGATCGAGACCCCACGCTCGATCACCGCGTGCGATCCGCACACGACACACGAGTGGTACTCGTCAATCGCCGGGTCGGCGGCGAGCCGCATCAGGACGGGGAGAACGTCGGCGGGGTCGATCTGCGCGACCAGCGCGCGGACCCGGGCGTCAGGATCGTGGGCGGGACAACCGACGGTGACCGCCCAGCCGTAGGGCTCCACGTGGTTGCAGCCGTGGGCACAGGTCTCGGTGGTGGTCATGAGGGGTCACCGCCGTCAGCACCATCCGCAGCCGCAACCTCACGCGCCCACACCTCGACCAACTGCCCCAGCCGGGCGTCCGACCAGAACGGCCCGTACGACGACGGGCCCGTCGAGAACTCCACCGCCAGCGGGTCACCCGGCCGACGCAGCGCGTCCACGAGCACACCCACTGCCTCGGCCAGCTCGGTCAGGTCGTCGGCCGGCACGAAGTGGTCGCCGAACCGCTCGCGCGCGGCGACGTAGGAGACGCCGGGCTCGTGGACGTCGACACGGACCACGACCGCGTGGAGGGCCGTGACGTCGACGACGCGGTACGAGCGGCCGGTGCACGGGTCGACGTACGTCCCCCCGATCTCCGGGGCGGTCACGACGCGCTCCCGACCAGCAGCCGCAGCCCAGCCGCCTGGGGAGCGGGACGGCGGAGGATGCAGAGGACCTCGACCGGCACGCCGCCGATCGCGCCAGGGACGACACCGCGGTGACGCAGCACCGCAGCCGGGCCGTCGCCGACCGGCTTGGTCACGCCGGGGGAGAGGTCGGTGAGGGTGTCGAGCCAGGCCTCCATGTCGTCGGCGGCGACCTTGACCACGAACGGGCCGCCCGGGGTGATGGGGGTGTCGATGCCGTGGAAGGGCAGTGCGTGGTCGGCGGCGTGCTGGGCGACCGCGAGGAACGCGATCGTGGGCACCGGCGTACGACGCGCGCTCACGACGACACCGCCTCAGCGTCGACCGGCTCGTCGGCGAGCAGCGGCTGGCAGTGCCACTCCACGACCTCCACGACCTCGGTCCGCTCCGGCTGCGCCTCCTGGGCCTCGACGGCCGGGACGGTGACCGTCTCGGTCCCGGTGACGACCCGCTCGCAGACGGCCTCGCGCTTCACCTGCACCTCGAAGGTGAGGGCGTCGAGGCTGGCGGTGAAGCGGAACTCGTCGCCCCAGGGCTGCTTGTCCCAGTCCCCGCCGACTGCTCGCACGATCGCGGCGGCCGTGGCCTTCTGCTCGGCGAGGCCGCCGAAGTCGTTGATGTGCAGGAAGTAGTTGAGCTTCACGCGACCGGTGGAGTACGACGTGGCGAAGGGCAGGGGGAGCCCGGGGTGGGTGTCGATGAAGTCGGCGGCGGCGCGCAACGCCGCGGCCTGGGTGATGGTGGTGCTGGTCTCGCTCATGCGAGGATTCCTCTCGTTCGTGGGGTCCCGGTCTTCGCTCGGCAGCGACGGGGCCCTGCGGCTTTCTAGGGGTGGGTCAGGACGCCTTCCGGTGGACCGGCGCCATCCCGCGGCGGGCACGAATGCGGTCCTCGATCTCGTCCACCGAGTACGGCGACGTCGGGGTCCAGGCGGCCTCGGCCTGCTCGCGCGGCGTCATCTGCGCGCAGGCGATGTCGGAGGCCGCGAGCTTCGCCCCGGCCGACGCGATCGCCTCCTCACGCGACGGCATCACGCCACGTCCTCGGCGTCGTCGACGATCTCGAAGAGGTCCTCGAGGTCGGCCTTGAGCGCCGTGCACAGGGCAGCGATGAACTTGGGGCCGGGCTGCTGCTTGCCCTTGAGGACGCGGGAGAGGTTCCCCGCGTCGATGCCCATGGCCGCGGCGAGCGCGGCGTCCGTCTTGAGCCCGGTCCAGCCTCGGATCTTGCCGAGCTGGTCGAGCTTGAGACGGAGAACGGCGGTCATCACCTCGCCTCCTTCCTTCTGCGTGTCTGGGCCGCTGACCTGCTGTCTTGCGGCAATGCGTGAACAATACGCACGAGACTGGCGCGAACGCAATACACGAAGGTCACGGTTTGGCAACGCGGCACTTGCGCAAGCCCGAATGGCTCCTGACGTGCAGAAAGACACGCGTGTAATGCCGCCACCTGCGCACTTGCGTCAACGCAAGGCATGATTGGGGACGTGGATGCGCCCCGAACCCGCAATACGGTCATGCCGTGAGCTGGAGCGAGTACGTCGCACGCTGGAGCAGCGGCGAGGTCAACCGCGTCATCGCGCAGAAGGTCGGCGTCACTGAGCCGTCGATCGCGCGATGGAAGAACGGCGGCATCAAGTCGCCGGACGCCAAGCAGGTGGCAGCGTTCGCTCGTGCCTACGGCCGCCCGATCCTTGAGGCATTCGTGGCGGCGGACTTCCTGACCGAGGAAGAGGCCCGGGTGCGGCCGACGGCGGTGCCGTCCCTCAGCTCACTCGACGAGGTGGAGCTCATCAAGGAGATCCTCCGACGAGCAGAGGAGAGGGGTGAGCACGGTGGAGACACCGCCGCCACCAGCGCGCCTGCACTGACCGGACTACGGTCAGCCGCGCGTACGACCGGGAAGGTCTCGAAAAACCAGCAGCGCCAGCGAAACGCCGAACGCGCGGGGGAGCCCGAACCGGACGACCCCGACGACATGGAGCCCCGCTAGACATCCGGACAGCGAGTGTCGGCGGTCGGCTCTACGGTCCCGGGTCATGGTCGACCCCATCCACGTCTTCCGCGATCCCCGCCGCCACCGGCACCATCCGTGGCGCGTCTTCGGGACCTACCGCGACTGGCGGCTGGTCTGGACCGACGACCTTCCGGACGGGCAGTGGGGGCTGACCAGCTTCGACGAGCGGCGGGTGTATCTCGCAAACGGCCTCGACGAGGCCGAGCGCCGGTGCACCATCGCCCACGAGACCCAGCACATCGTTCGGGGCCCGTGCGCTCCGGATCGGCGGATGAGGGAGGAGCTGATCATCGACCGCAAGGTCGGCCGGCTCCTGGCGCCGAGCATCCGGTGGATCGGGCACGCGCTGGCCTGGCATCAGGCCGACCACGAGAAGGCAGCCTGGGAGCTCTGGGTCGACGACGACACGCTCGCCGTCCGGCTCAGCTCCCTCACGCCCCGCGAGCGGGCGTACCTCGACGAGCAGCTCGCGACCATCACCATCTAGGAGCCTGGAATGAGAGAAGCAGGTGACCTGCGGCCGAGGCCGGGGACGCCGATGACGTACATCTACGTTGGCGTGGGTCTGACTATCCTCGGTGGGCTCATCGCAGCAGCCGAGGACGGTCAAGCGATCGGCACCGTCATCTTGGTGCTCGCGAGCATCGTCGGGGGCATCGGGATCATCGGGCAGGGCGTGGTCGTCGGCATGCGGTATGCCAACCACGAGGAGTACCTCCATCGGCTGTTCGAGTCCGCCGACGAGGACGAGACGGCATGAGTCGGTCGCGGGGTTGGGTGGCGGACCGATCCGCCGTAGCCGGGTCGTCGTCGCTGCAATGACCGGGCGTCAGCTGCGCGTCGTCCCCGAAGCCCCACCGAGGGCGCTCGGGCTCGTGCGGGTCTCCCAGGAACGTGAAGGGATGATCTCCCCGGAGGTCCAGCGCACCGCGATCATCGACTATGCCGCCACCCGCGGCTACGAGATCGCCGGCTGGCTCGAAGGCATCGACGAGTCCGGATCCCGCGCCCGCTCCGCCTGGTGGCCCCGCCTCGACCAGGCCGTCGCCGCCATCGAAGCGGGGGAGTACGACGTCCTCGTCGTCTGGAAGTACTCCCGCGCGGCACGCCACCGGCTCCGGTGGGCCGTCGCGATCGACCGCGTCGAAGAGGCCGGCGGCCGGCTCGAGTCCGCCACTGAGCAGTTCGACACCACCACCTCGAGCGGCCGGCTCGCCCGCGGGATGCTCGCCGAGCTCCAGGCGTTCGAGGCCGAGCGCATCGGGGAGGTGTGGAAGGAGGTCCACGCTTCACGGGTTCGCGCCGGCCGGCCGCCGACCGGGAAAGATCGGTTCGGCTACGTCTACGACCGCGAGAAGAAGCTCCACGTTCCTAATCCGGTCACCGCCCCCGTCCTCGCGGACATGTACCGCCGCTACGTCGCCGGCGAGTCCGTCTACCAGCTGGTGCGGTGGCTCAACGCTCATGGCCACCTGACCGTCGGTGGGTACGGGAAGAAGGACCCCGGGCCGTGGTCGGACCGTACGCTGCGCCGCGTCCTCGACTCCGGCTTCGCGACCGGGTCCTTCCTCGCCGGCGGCGACCGGGCCCGGAAGATCGAGCCGACCCTGCATCCTGGCGTCCACGAGCCCGTCATCGACCAAGAGCTGTGGCAGGCATACCTCGACGCCCGGCGACTCAGGGCTGCGAGGCCGGCCCGGACGATCCGGTCGCAGTACCTGCTCTCCGGGTTGATCCGCTGCGGTCGGTGCGGAGGATCGATGGTCGCCGGCCAGTTCGGCGCCTATCGGGTCCCCAAGTACCGGTGCCAGAACGGCAAGGAGATCGGCCCAGCCGTGTGCAAGGGCGGGTACGTGATGGCGTCGCACGTCGAGGACAAGGTCTACGCCTGGCTCGTCGACCTCGCCGGCGAGGTCGACGAGCGGCGCAACGTCGCCCTGGCTGCCGAGGCCCGCGTCACCGCCTCGAGGTCGGAGGCGGACCGACTCGCCCGGGCTGTCGCGCGCGTCGATGCCGAGCTGCAGCAGCTGGCCCTGTCGAACGCGTCGGCGCCGCTGCCGCCGGAGGTCTACGCCAAGACGGTGGCGGGCCTGGTGGAGAAGCGGGATCAGTTGCAGGCCGCGCATGAGGACGCTGCGGTGTCGGCGCGGCGGGGGCCGTCGGATCCGGTGGGGATCGCGCAGGATCTGCTGGGGTCGTGGGATGACCGGCCGGTGGAGCACCGGCGGGAGGTGCTGCGTGACTTGATCCGGCCGGTGCGGGTGTGGACGGGGCGGCCGCGCGCGGACGTTGTGGTGAAGGGCGTCTGGGAGCGGTAGGCATCAGGGCCCGTTCACGACACAAATCATCACCCACCCCGGCACGTCGCCGCGCTCGTCGCGCTCGCGTGGGGAGAGCCGGGCCATCAGGGCCAGGACCAGGTCGTTCATCGGGTTCCTCCTTGTGGGACGTCAGGGGGTGGTCAGCGACAGCCCGACCACCCCGGGCCAGAACGCGAAGATCACGGTCACCGGCAGCACCAGGAAGACGACGGGCGTCATCATCAGTACCTCGCGCCGGGCGGCCGACTCGATCAGCTCGCGGCGGCCGGCCTCGCGGACGTCGGCGGCCTGGGCGTGCAGCACATCGGCGAGTGGGGTGCCGCGCTCGACGGCGACCGCGACACCCTGGGCGAAGCGCGAGACGACCGGCAGCCCGCTGCGCGCGGCGAGCCCGTCGAAGGCCGCCGCGACCGGCTCGCCGGTGCGCACGGCGGCCAGCACCCGGCCCAGCTCGCGGGACAGCTCGCCGCCGCTGCGTCGTACGACGCGGTCGAGCGCCATCACCGGGCTCTCGCCGGCGGCGACCGCGAGGGCCAACAGCTCGGCGACGGCCGGGAACTCGGCGAGCATTCGCCGCTCGCGGCTGCGCACCTGGCCAGTCAGGTGGCTGTCGCGGGCGAGCACCCCCGCCACGAACGCGATCGCGCACGCGACCACCCACAGCAGCAGGCTGCCGGGGTCGGTGAGGGTGCGCAGCAGCGCGAGGGCCGCCGTCGCCGCGAAGGCGACCAGCCCCCACACGACCTGCTCGACCCGGAACTCGTGCACCGACCGGTCGATGCCGGCCCGGGCCAGCCGGCGTTCGACGGCGGTGGCACCGCCGAGTACCCGCTCGACCGCGTCGGCCGCCGAGCGCAGGGGCGGGCCGAAGACGCCGACCGCGGCCGGCACGGGCGTGGGTCCGGGCCGGTCGCCGGCGCCGTCGAGCGAGGGCAGGTCGCGGAGGTAGGGCAGCACCCGGTGCGCGAGCTGCGGGCGCCGGATGGCGCGGACCCGGACCGCGACGAGCAGCAGCCCGCCGGCGGCGGTCGCGCCGAGCAGGGCTCCCCACCAGGCCGGTGTCACGACAGGATCCGTCGCTCGACGGGCAGTCGGCCGATCCGCATCATCAGCCGGTAGGCCACCAGGCAGATGCCGGCGCCCACCACGAGGACCACCACGCCGACCGGCGACGCGTAGCGCCGGATCACGTCGTGCTGGAGCGACATCAGCAGCAGCACCAGCCACGGCGACGCGACGGCCAGCCGGGCGCCGTTGACCGTCCAGGCCTGGCGCGACTCCATCTCGGAGCGGGTGCGCAGGTCCTCGCGCAGGTACGTCGAGAGGTTGCGCAGCAGTCGGCCGAGCTCGCCGCCGCCGACCTCGCGCGCGACCCGGAGGCCCTCGACGACACGGTCGCCGACGGGATCGGCGAGCCGCTCCTTGAGCCGGTCGAGCGACTCCCCGAACCGGCCGGTCACCTGGTAGTCGAGCGCGAACTGGTCGAAGGCGGCCCGCAGCGGCACCGGGCCGCGCACCGCCAGCCCGGCCAGGGCGTCGGGCAGCGACATGCCCGCGCGCACGGCCGACGTCAGGTTGTCGACGGCCTCCGGCCAGACCTCGGCGAGCTCGCGCTGGCGCCGCCGGGCGCGGCCGGACACCACGGCGACCGGCAGGCAGCCGCCCATCGCGCCGAAGGCGAGCGCCACCGGCGGCGTGCCGGAGACGACCTGCATCACCAGGGTCGTGCCCACCCCGCACGCGGCGCAGAGCAGCACGAACCCGGTCGCCGACACCTGGCCGAGCCCGGCGCGCGCCAGCAGGTCGGTGGTCCGCCGGGCGCGGGGCGCGGTGGGGCCGCGCCGCGGCAGGAAGAATGCACTCCAGACCAGCAGCAGGCCGATGCCCACCCCGAGGCCGACGAGCGCGCCCATCAGGACGCGCCGGCCAGGATCCGGTGCAGGTCGATGCCGGCCCGCTCGTACCGCTCCAGATGGGGAGGCAGCCCGCCGGTACGCCGCAGCTCGCCGCCGCGGCGCTCGAAGACCGTCTCGGTCTCGATCACGTGCTGCTCCACCCGGCCCGGCACCCCGACGATCTCGTCGACCCGGCGTACGCCGCGCTCGTCGACGCCCAGGTGCACGACCAGGTCGACGGACGCGGCGACGGTGGGCACCACGAACCGGGCCGAGATGTTCTCGCCGGCCAGCAGCGGCAAGGTGCACATCTTGACCAGCGCCTCGCGGGCGCTGTTGGCGTGGATCGTGCACATGCCCGGCAGCCCGGCGTTGAGCGCGAGCAGCAGGTCGAGGCACTCCTCGGCCCGGACCTCGCCGACGATGATCCGGCTCGGCCGCATCCGCAGGCTCTCCTTGACCAGGTCGCGCAGCCGGATCTCCCCGGTGCCCTCCAGGCCGGACTGCCGGGTCTGCAGGGCGACCCAGTCGGGGTGGGGGAAGCGCAGCTCGAACACCTCCTCGGCCGACACCACCCGGTCGCCGCCGGGGATCGCGGCCGCCAGGCAGTTGAGCATGGTCGTCTTGCCGGCCTGCGTTCCTCCGGTGGTGATGATGTTGAGGCCGGCGCGCACCGACGCCTCGAGGAACGTCGCCGCGGTGGGGGTCAGGCTGCCCAGCTCGACCAGCTCGCCGAGCCGGCCGGCGCGGACCACGAACTTGCGGATGTTGACCGCACGCAGGGGCTCCGTCCAGCGTGATCTGGCCACAAACGCCGCTCTGACCTGCATCGATGGTGCATGGGGAGTGACTGTGGTTGACGGCAGTTGGTGAGTGTCCTGCGGACTGTCTGCGGACCGCCCTACTCGATCCGACCCGTCTCCCGCGCCCAGCGCTCGATGTCGGCCTTGAGCCAGACGGCTCCCATTGTGAGGACGTCGTAGGGCGCCGGGAAGCCGGCGGTCTTGGCGAGCTGCTGCACGCGCTGTCTGGTGACGCCCAGCAACTCCGCGATCTCGGTCGCGCCCATCAGGTGTTCAGGCATGAGCGCCATCCTACTTGTCAAACTGCAAGGGCGGTAGTAGCGTCTCGATTTGTCAACATGCAAGAGCGGCCCCCGGTGGTGCGGGAACACCAGCCGAGGGCCTCGACATCGCCTTCCAAGGAGGCAACATCGTGACCGAATCATCTCAGGGCGGCTCGCGGGTGGGGAAGCCCGCGCAGCCGCAGACCACCGACCATATTGCCGGCGCCGACAACATGGTCGAGCCGGACGCCTGGCTGCACTCTGCGCCGGTGGGACGTATCACGGTTGCCCGTGAAATGGGGGTGCAGTACCTCGCATTCTGCGGGCGCTGGGCCTGGCCGAAGCCGAGGGCAGTGATTCGCATCCGGACGGCGGCAGACACCGCTGACGTCTGCCCGAACTGCCGTCCTAGCGTCATCGCGCGTCTGGAGGCCCAGGCATGAGCGTGCAGATCGTCGAGGTGGTGGCGATGTGCCTGGCGTGCGGGACGGCCCGAAGTGCGAAGGCGCGAGATCATGGGCGCGGGTACGTCTGGCTGTATCGGGACGCCTTGCGTTGCGCCGGGTGCGGTCAGACGTACCGGCACGTGCAGGCCGGCGTCGACGGACACTATGGGGTCAGGGAGGACGCGCTCCGGGCCGCGTGTGCCGAGACGCAGCGCTACCTGCGGCTGCTGGAGGACCGGGGTGACGTGGACGTGCGGTGGTCGGTGATGCCGTGGTGCTTGGACCCGCGCGAGGAGTCCTGCGTCTCGCTGGGGTGGCGCTTCCAGAACCCCGATGCCCCGCTGCCGGAGTGCACCTGCGTGGGGCAGTGTCCGCCGCCGGGGGCACGTCACGCCGGGCTGCTCAGGCGATTCGACGAGGGCGACCGCTGGGTGGTCGAGCTTGACGAGCGCCAGCCGTTGGACAGGCTGCATGGCCCGCTGGAGCAGCTGTGGCGGGACCTGACGTGTGGCACAGCGGTGGAGGGCAAGCTCGGGCTGGCCTACGCGACGCGCTGACCGAGAGAGGGGGTACGCAGTGTGTACACCCCTTGGTCACCTCACCAGAACGCCCCTGGCTTCGGCCGGGGGCGTTCTTGGTGTACGCCGGTTCTGACCTGCGCAAACGCGTGCGCTGAGCGTGGGCTGTACGCCGACCAGCACCTCATGGGATCCCATGAAACGCCGACCAGTGGCGCGGGCCGGCTAGTCCAGGGCGGCGGCAGACGTCTTGGCCAGCGGCTTGCGGCGGTGGTAGCCCGCTAGGTCTCGTCTCCGACGGCAGGTGCGGCAATCCCAGTGGCCGAGGCTGTCTTTCGTGCTGTGAGTGGCCCGCGGGTGTCCGGCGCTACACGCGATGTCGTTGCCCTTCGTGGTCGACTTTCGCGGGGTCTCGTGCTCGAACCACGCCTCAATGATCCGCTGGCGCGCCCGAGCGATACGGGCGGTGAACGCCGACGGCTTGATCCCGACCGCAGCGGCAGCAGCAGCCTGGGTGCCGTTGGCGGCTAGGGCGGCGATGGCCTCGTACTCGCCAGGGGTGAGCAGGGCGAGCACCTGTGGGAGCGCGAGGCGCTCGACGAGTCGGCCTGTGAAGTCTTCGTCGGCGGCTGAGATGACGCTCCAGTACTTCCAGGAGTTCGGCGTGTCCTGGTAGGTGTAGTTGTTGATGCCGCGGTGATGGAGCAGCGCGTTGACCTCGTCGCGGATGGCGCCCTTGCCGACCTGGATGAGGTCTTCGCTGGTGGGCATCTCCGGGCCGTCGTACAGGCGCTCGATGATTGCGAGCCAGGCCGTCTCGTAGCGCTCATCGAAGCCGACGAGCGAGGTGTTGCGGATGCGTGCCGTAAAGCGGGCGAGCCTGTCCACGTCGGCCATGGTGTAGCCCCAGGCGAGGGTGGCGGTCTCGGCGACGGTGGCGGTCATGGTCAGGTGGGGGTGACGACGCCGTAGAAGGACCCGAAGTCGTCGCCGTTGGAGAACCCACCGGCGGAGACGAACTGCACGTAGTGGGTCCCGGCAGAGACCTGGACTCGGCCGGTGAGCGGGATCACCGCGTAGTGCTGACCGGTGCTGACCGGTGCTGGCCGGGATGATGACCGCGTCGCCCATCTGGATGCCGTCGATGAACACGCGGACCCGGATCGGGCTCGCCAGCTGCGGCGGGTGTACCAGGTCATGCGGGTTCCTCTCTCGGGGGGACGGGGTGAGCAGCACTTATCGGCGCACGGGGTAGGTGATGGTTCCGGTGATCCCGCCGCCACCAGTGACGGCGGACCCGAAGACACAGCCGATGTCACCGCCGACGCCCACCCAGAACGGCGCCTGCGCGCCGGTGTCCCGCGACAGCCCGTAGAAGTACATGCCCGCGGGCAACGCCGGTTTGGGGATGGCGCCTGGTGGGAGCTGGGCCATGACCTCGGCACCCCACGCCGTCTTGAACAGGTCGAGGATCGCCGTGCACATGCCGTCCGCGACGTTGTAGTAGACCGCGCCGGTCCACCCGTTCGTCGGAGCCGCGGCGACCCACTCACCCGCTCCGGCAGCCACCGTCGGGCCCGCTGATGGGGTCTGCTGGGGCGGTGCGACCCCGCCCTGGGCGGCGAACTCGAGGGTGACCGACCATCGGTCGGTGGCGATCTGGTGCCGCACGCCGGTGATCCGCATCGACTGGTCGAGGTCGAGGTCGGCGTTCTGGACGGTGACGAGGTCGTAGAGGTCGAGCAGCGTCTTGGGCAGCTCGGCCGGGGTGCGGACCGGGAGGGTGACGGTGTTGACGCGCCGCTGGGGTGTGGCGTTGGCGGCGAACACGGCGTTGGCGAACGCGGCCATGTTGGCTTCGGTCTCGGGGATGCCGTGGACGGTGAACTCGGCGGTGTGCTCGCCCCACTGCTCGCGGCTGGCCTGGTCGACGTAGGGGCCGTAGGTGACCTCCTCGCCGCCCGGCCGGAGGTACTTGACCGTGACGATGTTGATACACCGGTCGGTGTCGTAGTCGATCGAGAGGGCGGTCATGTCGTCCTCGTCGAGGACCGCGGCCACGCCGGTGGGGAGCTGGTCGGCGTCCCAGGCGGTGAGCACCCCGGCCCGGGAGATCCAGGCGTAGCCGTGGACGGTGTCGCGGGTGATCGCGACCTGGTCGATCGCGCGGGCGTCGGGGTTGGTCGAGACGGTGGGTCCGGGGAACCGCTGGCTGGTGGAGCCGTTGATGTTCCACGGGACTCCGGCGCCCTCCAGGACGCCGATGAGGTCGGGGATGGTGGCCACGCCGTCGGGGCGCGGGACCCGGCCCAGGGTGCCGGCGGCGTCGGTGGCGGTGAGGGTGATCTTGGCGCGCTTGTCGACGTCGGTGGCCAGGGGGTTGTACTCGGCGCGGGCGTTGGTCAGCGACCCGACGTGCAGGGGCTCCCAGGAGCCTGCGACGAGGGCGTGGGCGCGGATGCCCTGGCCGAGGTGGACGCCGGCCTGGGCGGGGTCGAGGTCGGCGTCGTAGACGACCGCGGCGAGGATGCCGAGGTTGAGCTCTGACCGCTCGATCTGGACGCTGTGGGACTTGCCGAGGATGTTGACCCACTGGGTCTCGGTGTAGGCCATGCCGGTCATGCCGGTGTTGGTGTCCTCGACCGCGACCATCGCCTTGCGCCAGGAGAAGCCCCAGGGCGGCGCGCCTCCGCCGACCTGGTAGGCGCGGAGGCGGACGGCGACGACGGTGGGGTCGGTGATCTGGTGTGCGGACCCGGACCGGACGCCGGTGGCGGTAGAGGCCAGCAGCATGAACCCACCGACGACGGTCCCGTCGGCGTTGAGGTGCTGGAGGCCGATCTGGTAGCTGCGGTTGGTGGACCGGACCTCGGCGCGCCAGTTGACCCACTGGCCGGGCCGGGCGGGGATGGGCTCGGACCCGAACTCCCCGGGCATGAACGTGTCCATCGAGGCGAACGACAGGTAGGGGCCGGAGCCGTCGACCAGGCCGCCGATGTTCTGGTTCGTCTGGGGGGTGATCCAGCCCCAGCCGCCGCCGACGCCGTCGGGGTTCTTGATCCGGTTCCGCAGGCCGGTGGCGGGTGGCTGCTCGACCTCGAGGCGGAGCACGTCGAGGGTGTGGAACGTCTGGCTGCTCACGTGAGGGTCCTTCCTCCGGCCCGGTGGTAGGCGGTGATGTCGGCGTCGACGCGGCCGCCGCGGATCAGCTGGTCGACCTGGTCGGCGGTGAACTGGATCGAGAAGCGCTGCTCGCGGGCCTGTGCGCCGCCACTGGTGGCCCAGGCGTCGAGGGCGGGGACGCCGAAGCCCCTGCGGAGGCTGGTGGCCAGCGCGGCGCCCTGACGGCGGGCGTGGGTCTGGTCGACGTCGATCTGGAGGCCCTGGGTCTTCTTGCCGCCGGTCTTGCCGTTCAGCTCCTCGGCCAGGGCCTTCCTCACGGCCTTCATCAGGGCCTTGGCGAGCTTCTTAGCTGCCTTGTCGAGCTTGTCGGCCTGGGACTCCAGGCCGGCGGCGGTGGCGCGGGCGGCCTCGACTCCGGCGCCGTAGAACTGGTCCGCTGCACTGAGCCCGACGCTCTTCCCGACCGCGGAGAGGCGGTCCTGCAGGGCGTTGAGCGCGATGATGGCGTCGGGTCCGCCTGAGGCGATGGCCTCGGCGGTGGCGAGCCCGGCGACGCCCTTGTCGATCAGCTCGCGCAGGTCGGTGTCGTTGAGCCGACCGCGCAGGGAGTTGATGACCTTGGCCCACTGCTCGGCCTTGGCGAGTGCCTCGGTGCGGCCGGCGATGATCGAGGCGAGCGACCCGTCGCTTCCCTCGGCTTCGGCCAGGGCGAACAGGCCCCCGGTGTCGACCACGGCGTCCTTGACCGCGGCGGCGTAGTCGAAGTACGCCTGCCGGGCCGCGTCGAGCGCGGTCGTGGCCTTCTCCAGTCGTGCGGTGAGCCGGTCCTGGGCGCGGCCGTTGGCGGCCAGCGCGGCGTTCTCGTCGCGCACCGACCGCACGACGGTCTTGGAGTGGCGGTCCCACTCGATCCGGATCCGCTTGAGGGCCTTGGTCTCGGCCTTGCCGTCCAGCCGCTTCTTGATCGCCTTCTCGCGGGCGGCGAGCTGGCGGTCCAGGGTCTTGGTGATGAAGCGGCCGACGGCGTCGATCGCGGCCTTGATGCCGTCGAGGCCGTCGAGGATGCCGCGGGCGATGCCGGCGGGGATCCACCGGGCCAGGGCACGCATCACCTTCGAGGGGGACGCGATCCCCATCATCTGGCGGATCTTCTTGGGGATCTTGTTGACGATCGCCTCGACCGCGTCGGTGACGAGGTGACCGGCGGCGGAGATGCCGTTGCGCAGGCCCTCGATGATGAACCCGCCGACCTCGGACAGGATGGTCCGCGGCTTGGGGATCGCGCCGACGATCTTGGCGGGCAGCGCGGTGACGAGCTGCACCGAGCCGCGGATGCCGTTGCGGACCGCGGCCTTGGCACCCTCCCACGCCTTGGCGATGATGACCTTCAGCGCGGACCAGGCGACCGAGGCGGCGGTGCGGATCAGGTTCCATGCCTGCGCCAGGCTGCCCTTGATGACCGTCAGGGCGCCGGACAGGATCTTCTTGATTCCGTCCCACACGCCCTTCCAGTCGCCCCGCAGCGCGGAGGAGACGACCTTGAAGACGCCCTCGATGATCTTGAACGCGCCGCGCAGGGTGGTGACGAGGTTCCCGAGCGCGGTGGCGGTGAACTTCGTCATGGTCGCGCCGAACTTGCCCCACACTGCGAGCACCACGGCGGTCGCGGCCGTGACGACGGACTGCACGATCGACAGGGCGCTGGTGATGATGTTCTTCACCGAGTCCCAGATCGCCTGGACCTGCGGGGCGATGGTCGACCACTTCGCGGCGATGGCCGCGGCGACCTGCTCGATGATCGGGATGAAGGTGGCGTAGAACCGCTGGTAGGCGCCGATGACGGCCTGGACGGCGGGGATCAGCCGGCCGGTGAAGAACGCGGTGATGGCCGCGACTGCGGCGTTGCTGCCGTTGGCGCCTCCGGTGAGGTCCTTGAACCGGGCGACCAGGGGCGCGAGGTAGCCCACGACGGCGTTGAACGCGGGGCCGAGGTTGTCGTTGACCAGGGTCAGCAGCCGGGTCAGCACGGGCAGCAGCGCGGACCCGACCCGGGCCTTCAGGTTCTCCCACTGGGCGCCCAGCACCTGCTGCTGGTGGGCCAGGGTGTTGCCCTCGCGGGCGAACGCGCCCTGGGTGCGGGCGGTCTTCTGCATCAGCAGGTCGAGCCGGGCCTGCATCTCGGCGGACTTGAGCGCGGCGCCGGTGAGCTTGTCCTGGCCCTTGGCCGCGAGTCGGGCGTTGACGTCGACCTGCTTGATCGAGACGCCGTAGCGCTCGATCGGGTCGGCCTCGCCCCGCATCAGCGAGGAGATCGATTCGACGGCCTCGCGGGTGGTGCCACCGAACGTGGCGGCCATGTCGCTGGCCCGGCGGTTGAGCTGGTCGGTGAGGGCCGTCGTCTTCTTGAGCGGCACGCCGGCACCGGTCAGTGAGGCGCCGACGACGTTGGACAGTTCGCGGTACTCGTTCGCACTGAGGCCGATCGCGCGGGCAGCCTTGTTGGAGCGGGCGATGACTGTGTCGGCGTACCGGCCGAACACGGTCTCGGTCGCGCCGAGGGACTGCTGGGCGTCGCTGGCGGCCTTGACCGAGTCCTTGCCGAACTTCAGCGCCGCGACGCCGGCCACCGCTGCACCGGCGGCAACGGCCAGGCCCATGACCTTGCCGGCGCGGCCGACGCGGGCGGAGACGCCGTTCACGGTGGTGCCGACCGAGGCGAACGTGCGGTTGGCCTGGGAGGCGTTCGCCAGGACGGAGATCCGGATCGGACCGGCCATCACACCCACCCTTTCTTCGCCGCGTCGATCGCGGCCTTGGCGAACTGCTCACGCTCCAGCCGGGTGAGCCGCTGGTAGACCTCGGGGGGCTGTCGGGTGATGAAGCACCACATCCCCGTGTCGTAGGCCCTCAGGCGGGCTCGGAGTCGTCTTTTCCCGCGTCCGTGTCCGGGTCGTCGGGGTCGATCTCCTCGGGGTCGTCGGGGAAGAACTCGTGGAGCTTCTTGCCCGGCATCTTCATCGCGGCCTGGTAGGCGTCCTTGTCGTTGGCGCCCTCGGTGCGGCGGACCAGGAAGACCCCGACACGCAGGGCCTTGACCATGTCGCGGGGCCGGGCGCCGCCCTGGGCGCCGACGACGTCGTAGACGTTGAAGTCGTCGAAGTGCTTCTCCACGGCCAGCTCGTCGAAGCCGTCCATGCCGTCGATGACCTCCGACAGCGACAGCTCGGTCTGCGGAGCGGGGGCGGTGGACTGGGGTGTGGTGGTCATCGGAAGTTCTTCTCCTTGATCTTGGCGTTGATGCCGTCCTCGAGGAGCTGGACGGCGATGGGCTGGAGCTGGTCGTCGGCGCTCTGCATGAACTCCTGGGCTTCGATGCCGCGCTCGGGCCAGCCGTAGTTGATGACTCCGAGGTAGGGCACCGATGCGGAGCCGGCGGCGACAACGGCCTTGTTCTTGGCGCGGTTCCCGCGCACCGTGGAGGCGGCGCGACCGGTGTCGCTATCGATGTGGTCGGCGGCGATGTCGGCGCCCGTGGCGGCGATCTCGCTGAAGACGTCCTTGAGGTCTTCGACGTCGGCGCCGAGCTGCTGGAGGGCGCGGACGACCGAGTTCAGGCCCTCGACCTTGAACCCGGCCGCCCGTGCCATGTCAGCCGCCCCTGATCAGGGGCCGGTGACCGCGGTGGGCTTCGCGGTGAAGTCCCACTCGATCTCGACGGTCCACCGGCCGGTGGTCGACGCGTCGGCGTCGCCACCGAGCAGGGTGCCGTCGGGATCCTTGATCACGACGTTGCCGGAGTAGTGCTTCTTGTCCGCGGTCGCGGCACCGCCGTAGGGCTTGAGGAGCACCGCGACGGTCGTGCCGGCCGCCGACCAGATCTGATCCCACAAGCTGCCGTCGGAGGTGTCCTGAAGGAGCACGCCCTTGAGCGAGTACCTCCGGGGGCCGCCGGTCTTCGCCTCGGCGAACGTGGTCTGCTCCGACTCCGCGGGGTTGGACAGGATCTCGCAGTTGGTGATCTGCGCGGTGACGTCCTCGCCACCGATGGACAGCTCGAGCTCGCGTGTGCCGAGTGCAACCATGGTCATTCCTCCCGGAAGCCGTTGATAAATGCCGCCAGCGCGGTCGCGCCGTCGACGAGGTTGAGCTTGTTGAGGGCCGCGCTCTTGACCTGCATGACCGGCCCCAGCGCCTCGACGACGGCAGGCACCTTGTCGTCGAAGAAGGTCTCTGCGACCGCCATGTCCTGGCCCAGGCAGACCACGACGTTCCAGCTCCCCACGCCGCCGAAGACGTTGGGGTAGGTGATCCGCTCGCGTTGCACGCAGGACTCGCCGAGGGCAGATAGCTGCACATAGGTCGGGGTGCAGACGACCCCCTCGACCGTGGAGGCCGCCTCGGCGAGCGCGGCCCGGATCTCGGCGGCGCTCATCCGACGACCAGCTTTCGGTACGGGCCCTCCAGGCGACGGACCTCAGGGTCGTTGGTGGTGAGCCGGGCCGGGCCGACGTCGCTCATCTGCATGCCCAGCGGCAGGCCGCGCCGCGCCAGGTTGACCGCCACCCGCCGACACAGTGCCTCGGCCAGGACTTCGCGGATCTGCTGGGCCTCGGGAGTCTCGTCATCGTCAGCGGGGACTCGGCAGGCGCCTGCCTGCGTCATCTGCTCGGCGCGGACGGCGGCGTCGAACGCCGCCGCACCGTGCTTGGTGATGACGCTCTCTCCGACGTAGTCGCGGATGCGATCCACCGGGTAGAGGTAGAGGTCGGCGGCCAAGGCTCAGCCCCCGGCCTTCGCATGCACCGTCTCGCCGGCCACCACGTGGACCCCGGGCCGGTCGAGCACGTAGACCGCCCGGCCACGGCGGGCCCGGACACTCACCGTGGAGCCGTCGGGCCGGACCACCTCGACCCGGTCGGCGCCCTTGGGGACATCGACCGTGATCGTGGTGCCGACCTTCGCGGCCCGCTGCTTCGGCGACGTGCTCGCAGGTGCGACGTATGTCGCACCTGCCTGGTCTGTGATGTCAGCAGTGCTGACCCCATCGGCACTCATCAGGCACTCTTGTCGAACGTGATCTTGCGGAGGCCGGTGGCGTCGTAGACGATCCCGGCCCAGTAGGCGAAGACGCCCAGGTCCCAGCCCTCGACGGACTCCTGGAGCTTGTCGAGCCGGGTTAGGCCGGAGTTCCACACGTGCACGGCGGTGGGGTCGGCGACGATCGACTTCTGGTTGACGTCGGTCGCGCCGAGGCTGGCGGCGGGGTACATGCCGTAGCCGCCGATGTTCAGGTGGGCCCACTTGCTGGCGGCCTGCCCGGTGGCGTTCTCGGGGTTGATGATCGGGTACAGCTTGTCGGCGTTGTCGTCGCCCTTGGTGGCGCCAGCGAGGGCCTTGTAGAGGTCGACGTGGCCGAAGGCGCGCTGGAACCGGTAGCCGTCGGCGAGGAACTGGAGCCCGATCAGACCGTCCTCGACGGCCGCGCCCGCGACGGTGCCGGTCGAGCCAGCCGGGATCGCGGTGCCCAGCTCGGCGATGGTCGCGGCCTGGATCAGCGCGGCAGTCCGGGCCTCCAGGGCGACCTTGAACGAGCGCTCGAAGTCGTACCAGACCAGCCCGGAGACCACGGGGTTGCCGCCCTGGTCGGCGACCTCGCGGGTGATGTGGACCTTGCCGGAGACGGGCTTGGGGGTGACGGTGTCGCCGACCACGGTCACCAGGTCGCGGTCCTCGGGGTCGACGCCCTCGGTGTGGTCGGCGATCCCGATGTCGGTGTTGGCCCGGTCGAGCTTGGACCAGAAGAACGGGGTGACGTCGGTCCGCGTCCCCTTGTAGAAGAAGTCGTACAGGGGGCTCGCCGGGATCGGCGCCTGGCCGAGGAACATGTCGGGTCGGTACTGCGACGGGTTGAGCGCCGCGGTGTCGGCGGTCGTGGTCGGCTGGTCGGCGAACGTCGGGGCCAGGTACTGCCCGGTGAACTCCTGGACCCGCGCGAACGCGGCGGCGTCGCCGTCACGGGCGGCGGCCAGGAGGTCGGTGGCGAAGTCGTGACCGGACGGGGCAGGCTCGGTGCCGGCGAACCGGTAGATCGGCTCCTCGGTCACATGGAACTGCGCGGCGCCCGGGCCGACGGGGATCTTGATCTTCTCCAGCTCGGCGAGCTTCTCGGACAGGCCCTGGACCTGCTCCATGAGCTGGTCGCCGTCGGCCTTGGTGAACGCGGCAGCCACGGCCTGGGTCGCGCACTCGGTCACGCCCTCGGCGTGGACCTTGCTGCACTTGGTGCACTCCATGGTGTTCTCCTCCTGTGCGGCCGACGCCGCGACGCTGGTGATGTGGGCGCCCGGGAAGGCGGGCTTGAGGACGACGGCGGCGCCGTCCACGGCGGCGGACCTGGAGTGCCGCACGCCGTCCTTGTCGTCGAACTCGCCGAGGACCTCGGCCGAGAAGAACCGCAGGATCCGGTCCTCGGCGAGTGCCAGGACTCGGTCGCCCTCGGGGGTGCGGGCGATCCGGAACTTGGCGTGCACGCCGTCCGGCTTGGCCTCCAGGTGGGTGGCGATCCCGACCTGGGCCGCCAGGGTCTCGTTGTCGTGGCCGTAGTTGAGGACGACGGCGATCTCGTCGACGTCGGGGACGGTGACGGTGCCCGCGGCGAACTGGTAGCGCGAGACCTTCCCGCTGACCCGGTCACGAGCAGGGCCGGACGTGACCCCGAACGGGAGCAGGACGCCGCTCAGGGTGCGGCTCTCCTGGTCGACGGCGAACGTCGTCTCGAAGGTGACGGTCTCACTCATGCGCGGGCTCCTTCGATGGCGAGCGAGGCGGCCACCGCGGCGGTGACCTGCTCGGGGTCGACCGGACCGGCCACGACGTCGGGGTCCAGGCCGCGCTTGGTCCGGGCCTCCTCTGGCAGGAGCACCTTGGCGGCGATCAGCACCGAGTCGGTCTGCGCGGCCTGGAGGTCGTCGAGGCGCAGGTAGCCGCTGGTGTCGAAGTCGACGGTGTAGCCGTAGGGCGTGACGTCGTCCATCGACAGCCGGCCCTCGATCGCGGTCATGTACGGGCCCAGCACGTCCTCGATGCGCTGCCGGCGCCGGTCCTGGCTGTTGAAGTACGTGCGGCTCGTCGTGGAGACCGAGAGATCTTCGGCGTCAATGCCGGTCAGCCGGGCGACCTCCAGGACCGCCTGGTCGCGGGCGGTGGAGAGCTCGAGCTGCTCGGGGTTCCAGCCGGCGACGTTGTACTTGACCGCCGCCGGGACGTACCCGGTCGCGCGCTTGCGGCGGGCTTCGCGCCACTTGTCGAGGAAGTCGGCCGCCTGGTCGGGGTCGTCGAAGGGGTCGATGCCGGGCTCGGCCGGAGTGAAGTAGTCGATCGGCGGCATGCCGTCGACGTGGTTGAGGGTCGCCCGGGCGAGCGCGATGCACGCGCGGATCGCTGGGGAGGCGTCGAGCAGGCCGGGGCTCGGGGAGTCGATCCGGATCACGCCCGGCTTCTCGGGCCAGACCTTCGCCGTGCCCTCCGGGAAGTAGACGTACTCGGGCTGGATCGTGACCGTCTCGGCGTCCAGGCGGCGGGCCTCCGCGGGCCGGCCGTGCCAACCGACCGACAGCGTCTTGAGCCAGGACCGCTCGAACAGCAGCATGTCCTCGACCACGCGGGTCCACGACACCGACGGCGCGATGCCTGGCTCGGGCTGGGGGAACAGGCTCGGGGAGAACGTGGTGGTCGGCTTGCCGGACGGATCGTAGACCCGGAGCACGAACTGGCCGATCGCGCCACAGATCAGGTCGCGGGCCCGCTTGACCGGCGGGACCGCGAGCGCCTCGGCGCGGGTGATCCGCCCGGTGCGGTAGATGTAGTCGTCCAGCGTCGGGGTGCCGTAGAGCGTGCCGGAGTCGATGTCCACGCCGAACGTGGGCGCGCTCGCGGCCTCGCTGACCGCCTCGGTCAGCCCGCCGCCGAAGACGTTGCGCCAGAAGCCCACGCCGCCGAGGGTCAGGCCCCAGGCCGCTCAGGTGAGCCGAGTTGTCAATCCTGGTAGACCCGATGTCACGTTCTGGGCAACACGATGCTCTTGAACTGCCCACCACGCGCTCGGGCAGCCTTGATCGCCCACACCGCGGCCTTCACGGCGTCGGCCCGACCCGTCGACACCATCCGTGGACCATCGACACCTGGCAGCGTGCGCAGATCGAGCACCTGACCGGACAGGTGAGCACCGCCATCGTGGCGGACCACGTCCTCACCCAGCAGCCGGATCAGCTCCGAGACCGACGCGGAGACCCGGCCCTCTCCGGCCCGCTTCGCCAGGTTCTTCACCGCCGGCTCAGCCATCAGCGACGAACCCACGACCGCGATGCCCCGGTAGCCGGTCGCCTTCAACGCCGCCACAGCCGACGCGACGTCCTCGTGAGCGGAGACCGAGACCACCACCTGGCTTCCTGGCGACGATCGCCACGCAACGGCAAGGCTCACACCATGCTCGAACCACGACTCGATCGCAGCGGAGGCAGGTGGTGTCCCATGTGGGACAGGTGCCGCCAGGGCTGCCCAGGCATCAGCCTCGATGATCGGCTCCCCTCGCTCGCGGCGGCGCTCTCGAAAGCGCCAGACGTTCCCGTACTGCGCGATGAAGCCCTGCATCGGGTCCGGGTCGTCGGCCTCCGGGTCAGCCTCACCGGCCAGCGCCTTCGCGTACTTGCTCGCGATCATCCGGCGTCGGTCCTCCGACCAGTGCGGAGACGCCGCCCGCCACGCCACCGGGTCGCCCGGGTCCGACCCCGGTGGCATCGCCCAGATCAGCAGCAGCGTCTCCCCGTCCTCGGTCGCCAGCGCGTCGAGGATCCGGCCACGCATCAGCGACGTCGCGCGGCGGTGTGCCGTCGAGGTGAGCACGAGCTGGGGCGACTCGCGCTCCAGCATCGTCGGCTCCAGGTCGTCGTCGATGCTGGCCGGCGGCACGTCCCACGCCTCGTCACACAGCGCGAGGCAGGCGTCGTAGCCAGTCGTGGAGTCCTTGCTGCGCGCCACCCACCGGTTGACGCCGAGGTACGACACCTCGGGCTCGGTCATGCCGCGCTTGATGTCCCAGTCCTCCAGCGGCGCCGCCCACGCCCAGGCCTTGCGCATCACCTCGCGGACGATCGCCAGGTCCTTCCCGGTGTGCAGCACCAACTGCTCCGGCTCGAAGAACGTCGGCCCGTTCGCCAGCCGCCACAGCGCCATGCCTCGGAGCCGCACCGACTTCCCGATCCGCCGCGGACCGGACTCGAGGATGACCCGCCAGCACAGAGTGGCGTCCTCTCGGTGCTGGAGCTGGAGAACGACCGCGAGCGTCTGCCACCACCTCAACCGGAGCGGCCGACCCCGCTCCATGACGTTCGACTCCATCCACTCGATCGCCGCCGGCCCCATGCTGCCGACCGCCTCGGGGTGGACGCCCGAGACCCACAGCGGCGGGGCCGCATCCTCGGGGACGTCGAGGTACGGCTGAAGCCAGTCGGGGGCATCTCGGCACAGATCGGCCCACGACAGGCCGTCCCTGGCCTCCACAGGCGGCACTAGGCCCCCGAGTGTGTGTGCGGGAAGGGGCGGGGGCTGTTCGGCGCTCAGATCGTCGGGAAAAGAGTCCTCGATGCCGTGCTGAGCCAGTGCGTCGCGTGCTCCCTCGGCTCGTGCCTTCTCGATGACCGCGGCCTGTGCGGAGCGGTCCGAGCAGGCACGGTGCTCGACACGATGGTTCGACGGCTCCCACATCAGGTCAGGTCGCAGGGCACGGCCGATGATGTGCCCGAGCACCCATCGCTCGGTACGGGTCACGGGCTCGCCGCACTGGCCACAGGGCGCCGGCCAGACCGTCCGGGCAGCCAGGGCAGCGCGGGCCTGGGTGACCTTGCGTCCGGACCAGGCGTCGGTCGTAGAGGTGGTGGTCACAGGCCCTCTCGATGGTTGGCCTCGCACGGTGCGAGGGCGTGGCCCGGCAGCACCAGGCAGGCGGCTGTCGAGCAGCGGTCGATGACCCGGCGCTCGCGTGCCAGACGGATGGCGCGGCTGACGTCACGGGTGGTGATGTCGAGGTCGCGCCGGATCTGCCCCGGGTACGCGGGCGCGTGGCCGTGCGTGTTGGCGTTGGCGAGAGTCCAGGCCCAGATGCGAGCCCAGGCGGGGAGCTGCCCGTTGGCGACCTGGCGGTCGAGAACCGACGTCATGCCCCTACCTCCACCGCGTTGCAATTCGGACAGCCTCCGCGGCGCCCGCTGCACCAAGAACAGGCGACTTCCCCAACTCCTTCTTGTAGCTGCGGGTTGTCTTTAAGGGTTCCCGTCCCGTCCCGTCCCGTCCCGTCCCGACCCGGGTAACGCATTCCGTAACGGCGTTACCGTCGTCCAGTCCGGCCTTCTTTCGACGGTGCTTCCGGACGCGCTCGGCAGTCAGTTCGCGGCGCCGAGCAACTAGGTCCGGCTCGGGCTGGTGTTCCATGTGGTGGTGGATCCGGTAGCCCTGGCCCTCGATCGACCACCACCCACATGCGACCAGCTCGGCGATCGCCATCTCGGCGTGCGGGGACTCGCCGAAGCGCCTGATGTCGCGGGCGTCGAGGTATCCGCCGGTCTCACGCTTCATGACCCAGCTCAAGCCCTCGACGTGCGTTCGGAAGGCGGCGTCCGAGAGGTCTCGGCAGTCGACCCCGAAGTCGTCGGAGAGCTTGGTCCAGGTCACCAGAGCCCTTCTTGAGGCGACGTGCTTGCAGGTGTCAGATTCCTGACAGGTGACACCTGCGACCTAGCACCATCCGGTGCTAGGTCGCCCGGGCCGCCGCGGACGTTCACGACGATGCCGCGCCTCTCGGCCGACGCGATGACGTCGTGCGCGGTGGACGGCTGGCACACCCAGGCCTTCTCGGCTCGAGACCACGTCGGTGGCCGGCCCTTCAGCTCGATGATCTGCTCGCGAGTCCCGTAGCCGCGGACGTAGGCGCAGTTCCGGTCAAGGGTGATGCTCCAGACCCGCTTCATGCTGCCCCCAGGTGCCCAGCACGCGTCGCACGGACGATGTCCAGCAGCGTGTCCGGGAACGGCCCCTCGATGGTGATCCGGAGCCGGTCGCCGTGCTCATGGATCCACTGGACGGCGTCCTCAGTGAGGTACTGGCGCTGACCGAGCTGGATGACCACCTCGACACCGTCAGGGCAACGATGAAGTACGTCGAGACGGCGACGGTCGTCGTACCCGGGATCGAAGGTGTCGAGGTCGGTGGTCAGGTCGATGGTGACGCGGCCGGCGATCTGGTAGTTCATGCTGCCCCCGGTCCGTTGCCCTCGGCGTCCTTCGCCCGTGCGATCGCCGCATTCCTGTTGGCGTCAGCAGCCTCACGAGCCCTGGCACGGCGTCGCATCTGCTCGGCGGTGAAGGTGTCGCCCACGTTGCCGAGCGCGAGCCTGGCTGTCTCGTTCCTGTCGTTGAAGCGCCTAGCCTTGCTCATGCGTCTGTCCCTTCATCCTGGATGGTCGTGTTCAGTGCGAAGCGGGGAGCCGGGTTCTTGGCGGAATGGGCTCCCCGCTTCGTCATGACGCCTCCTCGAAGCGCGCGTCGATCCAGGCCTGGACGTCGCTGCGGCGGTAGACGACTCGGCGACCGAGGGTCGTGGACTTCGGACCGGGGGTTCTTCTTTGGGTTCGCGCGCCAGGACCGAAGTGTGTTGATCGGGACGCCGGTCAGCGCCGCCACGTCCTCCATGCGGAGCAGCTCCGCGACCTGGGGTGAGTACGAGATCTCCATCGTGTCTCCGATTCGGTGTTTTGACTTACAACGATGAAGTTACATGAGGATTGGTGTTGGAGCACACAACAATTTGGTGTAGCGTGCGAAGGCATGACCAGCGATAAGGAAGTCGGCGAGCGGATCAGGGCGCTCCGCATGGAGCGGGGGCTGACGCAGACAGAGCTTGCCGAACGGCTAACGGATCTCGGTCTACCGATGCAGCAACAGACGATCCTGAAGATCGAGAAGGGGACCAGGGCGCTAAAGCTGAACGAAGGCATGACCGTCGCGACGGCGTTGAGCCAGACCCTGGAGTCACTGATTCCAGAAAGTCTCGAGCGACGGGCGGTCAGCGGCCTGCGCTCTCTGGCGGCGCAGATTCGGCGGCGGACGATGTCTGCGGTCGACATGCTCATCGATGCCGAGCTTGATGCGCGCGAGCTCAGCAAGCACCTGGAGGCCCTACCCCAGCAGATCCAGGATCTGATCCCTGGTCACATCAGGGATGTGGCGGGACTCTCGGCTGAGGAGTTGTTCGCGATGGACATTCTGGCCGCGCGGGAGCATGAGGCCAAGCTGGAGGCCAGGGATCGCGAGGCGCTGGCGCGCGAACGCGACGAGGACACCGACCGTGGCTAGCGTCAAGAAGCGTCCCAACGGCAAGTGGCGCGCGCGGTACCGCGACGACGCGGGCAAGGAGCACGCCCGGCACTTCGACCGGAAGGTGGACGCCCAGCGCTGGCTCGACGAGGTCACCACGTCGGTCCTCACCGGCCAGTACGTCGACCCACGCGCCGGGAAGATCACCTTCAAGGCCTACGCCGAGGCCTGGCAGACCCGGCAGATTCACCGCCCCAACACGGCCGCCGCGGTGGACTCCGCGCTGCGGGTGCACGCCATCCCGGAGTTCGGCTCGAGGTCGATGGCTAGCATCCGCCCTGGCGACGTCCAGGCCTTCGTCCAGAAGCTGACGAGCAAGGGCCTCAAGCCGCGCACCGTGCGGGTGACCTACCAGCACACGCGGGCGGTCTTCTTGGCGGCAGCCGAGGACCGCATCATCGCCCGCACGCCGTGCACCAGGATCACCCTGCCGCCGGTCGAGCGCGAGCTGATCGTCCCGCTGCCCACCGAGACCGTGCTGGCGATCGAGGCCGCGATGCCGGCGCGCTGGCGCGCGATGGTCACGCTGATGGCCGGAACCGGCCTCCGCCCGGGCGAGGCCGCAGGCCTGACGGTCGATCGGGTTGACTTCCTGCGGCGTACCCTCCGGGTCGACCGGCAACTGCTGTTGACGTGGCCGCCGACGTTCGGGCCGCCCAAGACCGAGGCGTCGTACCGCACGATCCCGCTGCCCCAGTCGGTCGTCGACGCGCTCGCTGCGCACCTGAAGGAGTTCCCGGCCGGCGAGGAGGGCGCGGTCTTCACTGAGCCCGGCGGCGGACTGCTCTATCGCGACCACGTCTCGAAGGCGTTCCGCGAGGCCGTGACCGCCGCGAAGGCCCCGGAGATGACCCGGCAGCATGACCTCCGGCACTACTACGCCTCGCTGCTGATCCGGCACGGCGCCAGCGTCAAGGTCGTCCAGAACCGGCTCGGGCACGGCGCCGGAAAGGAGACCCTGGACACCTACAGCCACATGTGGCCGGACTCCGATGACCAGACGCGCGAGGCCGTCGACGAGGTGTTCGGTCGGGCCCGTGCGGACTCCCCGCGGACCGGCGAAGCGCAGTAA